AGCGACTGGGTCGCAATCAAATCCCAGATTTTTGAATCTTCCACCCAATCAGTATTAAATCCCTCTGGGAGTATTTTGATCGATTCTTTATAAGAATTTCTGAAGTCGGTCTTAATGACGTGTTCAAATACTTCTTGGACTTTCTTGGATCTTGAGGGGTGACACATTACGCATCTAAGTTGACACAGATTTCCAAGAACCAATTCGATATTTTGTGGCTCAACTAAATCTGGTTTGAAGTCACCATTTTTCAAATGATAGTGCTCATTTAGAGTTTTGCGGAGACTGTTCGCCCCTGATTCCTCTTTCTGCCAGCATCTCCAACATTCCTTGGGCTTGCCGCCAGCCTTCATCTCTTCTCGAATCTCGATCACGCGGTCGTTATGTTGAATGTCATGGAATGAATGAGTCTTGATGTTCAATCCTTTGAATTCGTCAGTAACCTCGCAACATAATTTTGAATTCCCATTGGGGCCAACAACCACACCAAACCATGGTTGGGCGCAAATTGTGGACTTGTTCATCTCGTCTAGATTCATAGATTTTCCTGTTTTGATATTTATTGCTGAAGAAGTGCATGCAATTCAGGAAAGGTATTTGGGAAATCCAACCCCCGACGTCGATCCAATTCAGTAGTAAAGGTCTTCAAATCGCTCAATCTGATCTGCTGTTGTCCTGGTTCAAGTTCGCTGTCTAGATAATCACGAACTCTACCAAGTTGCAACGCTTCTTCTTCACTCAATACGTTGCCATCTATGAATTGATTCATAGAGATCAACCATTCATCTTTGAGTGAACGTGGTAGATGGCGGACATCCAAACATTCGGGGTTTCTCAAAAAGTTGAATGAGAACCGAACCCTAGTTTTGTATTTTTTCCTAAGGTCGAGGAAAGTGTTTACAAAGTCTTCAAAAGTTGAATAGCTCAAAACATTGATGGTTGTCATCACGATGAGTGTGGCACTAGTCTCTTCCAAAACTCTCTTGCAATTATTGATGAATTTGGCATAGTCCATACCAGTTCTGATATATTCAGCCTGCAAACCAGACGCTTCAACTGACGTATAGACGCAAAAATCCTGGAGATTCCCAATGATTTGGTTTGATCGGTCTATCAACATCTGAATCTTGTCGTCTGGAACTCCCAAATTAGTGTTGATGGCGAAGGTCAATTCTTTATTTGCGTTTTCCTCAACGAAATCCATCATAGACCAAGTATTCTTGCTGAGAAGAGGTTCACCGCCAGTGATACGGAAAGTCCGCAACGATGGCCACCATCCCTCGATAGACTTCCAGAAGGCATCTATATAGGGATTGAAAAAACTCTTACCTAGGGTAAACCTGGCGTCAACACGTTCGGTTATCATACCGTGTGTATACCCTGTCATTTCGTATGGGCCGTGTTCCTTTACTTCAGCATACCATTTGCTTGACACATCAGGCATACAGTAAACACATGAGAAGTTGCACGTTGATTCGAAGAGAACTTCCAAATGAATAGGAGCAAAATCCTTTCCTTGGCCTGATGCGATCACATCTCCGAATTTTGGAGCACTCCAAGGATCAGCAGATTTGAATATTCGATCACTCATGTGTTCTTTACCCAAATCTTCGATGCGCCAGCAGTAGTCACACTCGGTTGGACGTTTACCATCCAGCATTTCCTGGCGCAACTCCATCTTGTGTGGGGTGTTGTGAATCATGCCTGGATTTTCATCCAACCCTTCAAGTGGAATCTTGTGTACACCTGGATGGTGACATGAATGCGTGTGGCCGGAATTCAAGTAGATGGTTGATTGCGTCCACTTAGCCAAGCACATACTGGGACTCACTTCGTCCAATCGGTCTTTGATTTCCTTCAGGAAAATTACTTTCTTATTCATCGTAGTTCCTTGAATTCACTTCCATGCATTCGGTGAGAAAGTCCGATAGTTCAGGGAACGTCGCATCAAAATTTAAGCCTCGTCGATCATCGTATTCCGGATAGAATCCACCGAAATCACTCATCTGTTTTTGCAAATGTTCATCGGACAATGGCTCGAACATGTATTCACCCAACCGTTCAATTTGATCCAATTCCTCCAGATAGAACCTAGCTGACGGATTCTCACTGGTATTGCGCGTGTTGGCGTAAACATATTCCTTGATGTCTTGGAAATATCTTTCCTTGATTGCCCTCGGGGCGACTCGGACATCTTGGAATTGTGGCCATCTCAGATAGTTGACCATCATGGGTACACGATTGAATGCATCAGCTTCGTTGAAGTCTGCTCGCAATTGCCAAATGTCACCAAGGAATTCCTTGAACGTGCTCAGACTCAGGATATTGAATGTGATCATGAAGTTGAGACGGGACAGATGGCCAGTTTTTGCCAGGAACTTCCTGCAATTAGCTAGGAAGCTGTCGTAGTTCATACCAGTGCGGATGTATTCAGCCTGCTTGCCCGTTGCTTCGCACGATGTGAATACTTCAAAGCTCTTGATATTGGGGGCAATGTCATTGTAATACTGAATGAAACGATCAATCAGTGCATCAGGGACTTGCATGTTGGTATTGATTGCCAACTCAAAATCAGGCCTAGGGTTGTTCTTGATCTCTTCCAAGAGACGCCATGTATTCTTGCTCATTAGTGGCTCACCACCAGTGATGCGGAATGTGTGAAGACTCTTGTACAGTTCGGGCCACCATTCCCAAAATGCATCCACGTATGGGTTTTCTTCCTTGATTGGAATTGGCATCTTACCAATCTTTTTCAACCAATCAATGCCACCCACGTTGTTTGATGTTCTCGTGTATGGGCCGTGACGTTCACTCTCTTCCATCCACTTGGATGAAATATCTGGTGAACAATACATGCACTTCAGATTGCAAGCGTTGTCGAACGCAACCTCAAGATAGGTTGGATTGATATCGCGACCATCTTTGGAATCGATAACTGACTGTAGATTTGGGTGACTCCAGGGACTCGTACTCTTGTAGGTGCGGTCACTCATGTGATTACCTGGAAGGTCTTCTACGTTCCAACAATACTGGCATTCCTTGGGTCTCTGACCTGCCAGCATTTCACCACGCTTTTGAATCTTGAATTCAGTATTGTGCAGTGCTTTGGGATTCCTCTTGATTTCGCTGATTGGAATCTTATGTGGTGAAGGATGGTGGCATGAATGCGTATGGCCATTCATCAAGTATACGGTACTCTGAAGCCATTTCGCCATACACATTGTGGGTGAACCACTCTTTTCCTCGATCTCAGTCATGCGAGATTTCATCTCGTCAACGAGGATTTGGTTCTTTGATTTTTCGGTCATGAATTTGCCAGTTTAAATTGAAGTGCCACATCTTCTTCGTAGAAAGAAAAGGTGAGTCTTGCTCTACGTCTTATCGTATACCCCGTTGGGTTGATCGTTTCCACGAATTCCGCGCATCGAAATAAGACATCGGGAAACATTTCAGATAACCAAAGATGCGCTTGGTATCTCGTTGATTCTGTAATGCTCTCCTTAGTGGTAGATCTAAAATCCATCCAAGGTGAATAAATGGTCACATCATACTGCGCCATTTATTGCTCCGCAATATGTCTTTTCGGTCATGAAAACGCCAGCTTGAAGTGGATGGCTATATTTTCATCGTAGAATGAAAATTCTGTTATTGAGCGGCTTCTGATTGGCAGCTCATGGTGGGTTTCCACAATAGTGGGTGTGCAGAGGAAGTTGATACCTGGGTACATTTCGCTCAACCAAAGTTGAGCTTGGTGGTCGATCCTATTCTCTTTGGGTCTCTTTCTATACGACAGAGTATCCATCCAAGGAGAATAAAGTTTCACCACATGTAAGCCCATCAATCATTCCTTAATTTAAAAGTTTCTCTGAAGAATTCACTCGCCGTGCTGTCGAGATTTGCGATCTCGATGTTGGTAAGACTTCTGATCTCAGTACCCACTCCAACGATTTCATCCTGTAATGTCATGGGTAAAAATACACCATTGACATCATGGAATCTTGGATAGATTTCCTTTGCCCAATAGTTATCAAACCAGTCGTAGTCACGAATCACTGCCATGTCCCAATTGAGATCACAGACCTTTCTCCAGCCCATTCTAGTGCCATAAATGGCCCACGCGCCATTTTCAATATCTGCACCCACGGATGCCCAAATTCTGAGGTTCCGCAAGTTGACACGATGCAGTCTGGACTTCATTAGATGAGGCTCCAAGCGCATTCCTCGATCCAATGCTAGCTTTACTCCTTCCCGAAAGCCAACACGGAATGCTTGGTATGCCGTTGCGTTGTTCCAAACCTCACTGTAACATTGATGAACCTGCTGGTAGTCTTCTTCCCAACAGAAATCAACCGCATCGTCGTCTTCCGACAGTTCATGTGACTTCATGTTGGAAGCAAACTTTTTCGACCACAGTTTCAAGCCACCGTTACCGTACATCAATCCATTGAACATGTTCAGACCGTTCCATGAGAAACACTTCTTCACATCCAGAACTGGGTCGAGTTCAACCTGAAGGTCAAAGAATTCCGGGAGGACGATGTTGTCTGCATCAACGGTGACAAACCAATCAGTCTCGCTTTGATTGGCACATTCGCGATGCGCCGCATCAAAACCCTTTACTCCATGGACTCGTTTTGCCCATGGAGCTTTGTCCAGTAGATCCGCCCAATGCTTTTCAGCATTTGGTTCGTCGTAACTCAAAAAGAATACGTCGAACTCACTCATGTCAAATTTTTGTTTCATTTCTGCTTCACGAAAAATAAGTTCTCAGCCAGTGGAATGCCACCAAGACCGAATGCACCTGTTACATCCTTGGGGACTGGGAATTCAATTACTCGACCATCCAGTAATGATGAAATATCCAAGGTGTAATGGTGGATGATTACAGTAGGATCTCTTGGAGCAGTCAAGAATATCAAACCCTGCATGCCATCAAAGCCCGCCACATCTGCGCCATTTTGCAAACGAAGAGTTATTCGATTCTTCTTCTTGTGATGGATCGCTAAGATACACTTCTCATCATCATCAACTTTACTTCTTTCCTTAAAAGCCACCAAGTTGTTGATCTTTGCAGTGGTACCAGTTGTTTGCTGGAACCAAACACTCTTGATGACCTCGAAGCGATATTGATTGAACACGCGAGTAGTCAGTAGGGAAAAGTCCTGATGTTCACCTTCGAGATCCAATTTGATCTTGATTGAACCCTCGGCAATCAATTTCTTCACCGAGATGGTGATTTCCTTGATGATGTGTTCGGGATCGTTTCTCTTGGTAAGATAGAACGTGAGCTCACGTTCTTTCACTGCCTTAAGTCTTATCCCTGCATGCCTGGTTGGAATACTGAACTCAATCAGATCACTGGCTAGATAAACCGTCGCCGCAATACCACAGAACAGAGTTGAATTTCTTGCCCTAGGGATTAGGTAAATTCCACCAGAATGTAATGGTGGAATGTCCAGTGGATTGTTGGTCAGAACGTAGTTGTCGGGCTTTCCTACGATAAACCATTCACTGAACGACTTCTCACCAGTAAGGAACGCCAACCCATCATCGAACGGAACCTGAACCATCGCCAAGTCTTTGAATTCCTCCTGCTCAACAGGAGATGCGGCAACGATAGCCGCAGTCTTCAAGTTGTAATAGAGGTTGATGGTTTTCATGGCTTTGCGATACCTGTTGCTTGGCTTACTGATCTGGCTTTCTTCAGCTTGTCAAATTCGATCAGATATTCGTTGGTTGATTCCACATATTGTGACACCAGGGTATCAGAAAATGTAGCCAAGTCTTTGATCATTACGGGGTTTTCTCTGGAATCAAGCAACACTGCTTCGGTCAATCCTTTGCGGATCAACACATCGACGAAGCTGATGAGCTCCGGGGTCACCTTGAATGTGCCACCGTTTTCTGAATAGGTGAGGAGGTTTTCCAAACGAAGCTTCAGCTTCTCCTTCATCAAATTCGATGCCGTTCTGAAGTGCGAGAACTCCAGCGCCTTGGTCAATCTATCATCCATTCTTACGTCCTTTCAATTTATTAGTTTTTATGGCTCGCTCATAAAGTTCCAACATTTCATCTGTCACGAACTCTTTCAAGTGATAATGCAACGGAGCCAACTGACGATATCGTCCGATCTTCAACTCCAGGTCTTCAGTCATGAACACGCTGATGCTGTTTGCCCAATCCTCAGGAATATCCTTGGAACCGATCCAGTTCTGCATCTTGGTTTTCATGTGAATGAAGTTGGGATAGTTTCTGGTTGGATTTGTGCATTCGTCTTCCTTACCCAAGAGCTTGATAGCAAGGGCAATCGCAACATCGGTACTGAGTTCTGTTGGTCTTGGTTCTTCCAAGAACGTGTATGTGAAATGCTCCCAGTTTTGGAAGATCAATTCAGTCATCTCAAATACTTCCTTCGCCAAGTCACTGTATTTAAAATACATGAATGCACTGTAGACATTGGGGAGTTTGTTGTGAGTGAATGTCTTTCTGTAGAAATCACTAGTTGCCACTTCACCACGATAAGTCAAAGCAGTAGTGGACGCCCAAAAATCCTGGGTACTGAGAAAATCCCACCAGTCATCCACATTGCTGAGAAACAACATATCACAATCAAGTTTAATCGTCTCCTCATAGGGAGTCATGTGATACACCTTCCACTCATTTTCGAGTTTCCAGCTTGAATTCGCTGCATCATCCTGCCATGGAATTTCAATCACTTCGTCAAACACTTCACGATATTTGTCTGGAATAATTGCGCCTGGAGTTACACCCACGGACAAGTAGGGCACTTCTGTTTGTGTTGCTTTCAAGCTCAGAGCCAAGGCATATGCCATGCGCAGATAATCATGAGTGCCATTTTGTGCGAGGGTAAAGAACCCTCGCTTTCTTTTGAATTCTCTTGTCATTTGTAAAGTTGGATGATTTTGTCCGCTTGTCTGATGATCGAATACTTGTTCATCACATGAGTTGTAATTCCACGAACGGTTGTTGCTTCAAAAGACCAATCATTGTTGTCTGAGGAAACCAAGAATTTCAATTCGTTTCTTTCCACGTCCAATAGCTCGTCAACGTCGAAACTTGATAGGATCTTGGGATTGGGGAAAGGTGGGAATTCATTGGTTTCCATGAAACCACTCATCATATGAATCGCAATACTGAACGCGTAATCGTTCCTATATAGCGCGCCTGGAAACTCATAAATGTGTTGATAATAGGCGTATTTGCTTTTGATATGATCTACCAAGTCAAACAGGATTTTGGCTTTCTCGGTCTTCTTGAAATAGATCATAGTCGCCCAATACATGACTAGACTGGAACTCTCCAACCTACGTTCATTGGGTTTGGGTGGCTGTTGCATTAGGGTCAATGCATCTTTGTTGATCAACACTTCCTCAGCATTGCCCCACACCTTGTCAAACATTGAGTCTTGCACCAAGACGTCACTGTCAAGGACGATAGTTTCATCGAATGGCGACATCTCATAAGCTGAGCTGCGTGAACCGTTGTACCATGTCAACTGTCGCCCAGTACTCAGCGTGTCATTGAATTTTCTCTGCGTAGCGGAGTTCTGGAATGACCAGTCAGTTACCTTGATGTGATCGAATGCTTGATCTACCAGTGCATCGCCCATGTTTTGTCTAAGCCACCCCAAAGTTCCAGCATCAGCCACCAGACAAGTGGCATTTTCCTTCAGGTTGGCCTTAATCATGAGGGCGCAACATATGGCTAATTTGCCATAATCAATCTCTTCGTTATTGTGCGCGTAGATAAGAAAACCGCGCGTAGATTCGGCCATAGAAAATCTCCAAGTCACGATATTGTAACTTGGAGATTTATTGTAGTCACTAATGGCGTTTATGCCAGATTAGTAGGAGCCTTGGTCCAAACTCCGTTTGATGGAGTGGGAGTCTCGATGCCAACCAAAGGATTCACCGCCTTGTAGCTGGAAATTGTGCAAGTAGTACCTGCGTCGATGCTGTTAGCAATGGAGTCACCAGTACGGTCACTCAAGATCACTCGGAATGTGATTGCGTTTCCATTACGACGAGCATCTACAGCAACGGCAACGTTTCCGCCACCATAATAACCGTATCCACCGCCATAATTTCCACCGCTACCACCACCAGTGTGATAGAACATTCTAGTGAATGATGTTCCCATTTCATAGAAGCCCAATTGTGTACCACCAACATTACCTGTTGATATTGTGGACTTGGCTCTAACTGATATAACACCTATGGTGTTCAACACGTTTCGCCATGCGGCGTTATTAGATGTTGCAGTAACTGGATGCATCAAAGTGAATCGAATCGCACCACCGGAGTTGAAGAAGTAACGAGCTTTGTTCAAGCTGGTAAACGTCACCGTTTCTTCCAAAACAATGGATAGTGCACCGGTTCCACCCCATGCGCTTGCGTTGATTCTAGGGGTTCCTAGTGTGCTGGAAGCCATACCACCAACAAATGCCTCAAGGGGATTTTGAACAATGACGTTCACACAGTTGTCGAATGCATTGACGTGAGCCGCCGCAATCTTCATGCTTGGTGAGACTTGTGGAAGAGCCACAGTGTCAAAGGAATTTCCAGTCTGATGCAGATGCACCGTTGCAATGTCATCCCTGAGTGCCAGCCACTGAGCAGCCGTAATCTTCTTGGTAACGGCTACATTATTGGAACCCAATGAATCGCTGTCAAGAATTTGTCCGTAACCCAAATGTTCAACCACGCCAGCATCACCCAGAATCGTGTTCACACGAGAGCGCAAACCGAGATAGTCGGCTGCGGTAATTTTTGTGCCTGGGGTTGCAATTGGCATTATTTCACTCCAACTACGGCTTCAACCAAACCAACATCGGAGGTTGTTTTGTCAGCCAACACTCTACCAAATACACTGAATGGGCTAACATCTGGTCCCAAGGTCACAGCCTTAGCCACACCTGGAGTTGAACTCATAACCAGTCGTTGACCCTTCGTTGCTGTTCCGATCACCTTGACTGGTACTCGACCGATCAGAGCAATGTATGGATGAGTAACATTATCACCGGCATTCTTGTTCATCATGAAAGCAGGGTTAGTGGACACCACACCAAACACTTCCATGGAATTTTCGCCAGTAGCAGTCGTGATTTCCTTGGCACCACCAAGCATCACAACATCACCACTGTTCAAGTATGCATCAGCTTCGTAACGTTCGGCAACGTCAGCGTAGTCAGCGGCAGTTGCTTCACCGTCAAACACCACAGCGTGAATTCTACGGAAACGATTAGTTGGGGTACCAACGGTCCAAGCATTATCAACTGGGATTGGTGAATCGCCGTCAGTTCTAACGTAATTGGACGTGTACTCCAGACTGACACCGTCAGCGGCTACTCGGATTACTTGGCCAGGAGTGCCAATTGTGGACATGCCTGTACCACCGTCAACGATAGCCAGGGGACCACTACTACCACTCTTGATCTTAGACCAACCATGTTGGTCAGCGCCGGTATGTGGAACTCCAGGTGAGGAGAAACCCACATAATGCATCATGGCCTTGATGGTTGAATTGTACCACAGCATACCAACTAGTGGTTCTGTTTGACCAGTCGCCGTACCGGGTCGATTCGATGCCGTGGAGGCATGGTTCGACAAGGTCTTAATTGTGTTTTCAGCAAAGGCCAAACCATAACCTGGCGCTCCGCGGCCGACTAGCTTAAGAGCCAGATCGGTCTTGATAGAACCTGCTACGACTTCAAACGTGCCGTTCAGTTCTGTTGTTATTTGATAATTGGAAGACATGGAAACTCCAGTGTTCTTGTATTTATTGAGTTTATTTATGCGTACTTTATGCGTCGGCCATCATAGTGATTCTGATGGTGTACACAATTTCCAGAGCACGATTGAGCGATTTTTGGATAGGGTGGAATATCACATGAGTGAGTAAACGCATCGTATCAGTTGCCGCATCATAGGATTTCAAACCCACTTCGTCGAAGATGAAATCACCTTCAGAAGTGTCGGCATCATCATAAACTGCCTGGCCTTGTGGTTCCCCGTATTCCAAAGTGCAAGTAACAATCACATCACTGTAAGTAGTTCCAACAATATGACGGACCTTAACGTTGGTGCGATCTGGATCAGAGTCGAAATTGGCACTTCGATCATTTACCACCTTGCCATATTTGTAGCCACTGGGAGATCCGTAGATGTCAGCATCGCGACCAACGACATTGGTGTCGTTATAATCAATGCTGCCAGTCAAGTCAACCGTTGATCCGCCGCTTCCGAAATACATGTATTCGATAACACCACGGTCATAGTTTCCCAGAGCTAGAGCCACAGCTTCACTGAAGTTTTCCAAATGAATATCATTATGGACGTCAGCAAGTAACTCTCTGGTGTCAGCATCGCGAATTTCTACAAATCCCTCAGCCTTAACCATGAACTTGGTTTCTTTCATTCTTCTCTTCCTGTTTTTTTCATAGAACCATGAACACTAAGCAAAACTTCTCCAGTATCCGGATCCCTAATTTTTAGGTGATCCGTTACTGAAATTCCTGAAGTGTCCCAGACCTCATCAGAAGTCTGGGGTTCTATTTTGTCTTTTTTATTTTCTTCGGTCATATTTATAGGGGCACATATTGCGGATACATGAAACTCGTAACCACACATCTTTCCCCGATAGCATGCTGATCTCTAGTTGTGATTTCAGCACCACGATTGATACCCGTTATTGTAGTTATCTGAGTTGATGGATCATAAACGGCATCTTGATAAGTTACCAGTTCTTTTCCTACCCAAATCTTACCGGGACCAGTCAATTCAACATCACGATAGAACGGAGAAACAATCTTCTTCATTCTGATCAGATCCGAATCAATGGTTACTTCATCCAGGAGATAATATGTGTCCTTGAGGTTGATTTTAGTCATCCAGTCATCACTCATATCCTGAACCGTTGGGTTCTTGGATTCTGAGTTACGAACAAACAATTCATACTCTTCACCAAATGTGGCTTGCTCTTCGGAGAATACTGTGGCAATGATAATATCATCTTCATTTTCTACATAATTAAGCAATTTGACAGCCACTACGTGGTGATCCCAATCGAAGAAATCAAATCTACGTGAGCGGAAACGATGTCCTGGTACCAATTCGGTAGCAGTTGCATTCGTCATCGCATAATTGCGATAGCCGTCGTAACCACCCAGATATTGACCAGCAACCATACCGTGGAGATAGTATTCAGTTGGTGACCAACCTTCAGTATCGAAGCTGAATTCATCGTAAGCGTAAGGGTAATCAATGACTTCGTAGTCGACACCATTGATCAATCTCTTACCATTCAGGTTGACCCAATATGAATACTTGTTTGGACCCAATGCGCTGACAGGGAACGTTGTGAATTCATTTGGTCTCCATGAATGTGAATGGATGCCCATGTTTTCCGCATGTTTGAAGTCTGTGACCGTGATCATTTGTGTGCCTGGGAACTTGTCCAGGATCACATCCTCGATCTCAAAGTCACCGTTTCGGTCTGTGACGCACAGACGGCCAAACGTACCACCAACCCATGCGAGGATATGGTTGATCTTCACCAACTTCTCCTCGTTTGCATCACCCCAATTCCATCCCTCGAATGATTCTGGGACATAGTTGTCAACAGAGATATAGAGTTCACGATCAGCATTCATTGCGGTCAGGCTGATAATATGACCCTTGTGCAAAACGTATTCAGCATTTGCTGGAGAAACTTGATATTCAAATTGAGTACCTTCACTCTCATAGTTTTCATCCCATGTATCCCATGTCACTTGATCGATACCTTCCCAAGGAGCCAACCCATTGTATTCTGGGTTATCTGGATCAAGATCAGGATCACTGCTATCAGAGTCGTTAACGATCACGCCTACGACAATCGGCAAACCAGTTTGATAATCCAGGATTGTCATATTGTCGAGTGTTGAGCTGGCGAGTAATTCAACAGATCTCGTTGCTGCTGGCAAGACATATTTCTTCCACAACTTATTCGCGATCGGCTCAATGACACCGTTAAATCTAGCAATCAGGTCTTCCACTGGGCCGTCGCGATCAAGCATCAACTGATTGTTCATGGAATGAACGTTGATGTTATAGGTCCATTCTGGTTGGATTCTGTATCCGTCACGCTCAATGATGAAGTTCTGGCTGATTGGGTGACGTGCGGTATTTCCCAACTCTGGGTAGAGTTCTAGGAAAGTCTTGCCCACCAAACTACCACCCTTGAAGCTAAAGGCTCTGATATCATCAAATACGTCATTGGCGTTGTCAATCATAGCTACGGCAAGGAATCCGGCCATTGAATTAGTTACTGACATGATGCCATTTGTGATTGTGAAATCAATTTCTGGCAACAATTCTTCACCGTCAAGGGTGACTTGTAGGTGAGCGCTTGTAGCCAGCGGGAACTCCAGATTGAATACTTGCGTACCAATCAACTTGTGGAAGTATTTCACTTCACGCAATGGTCCCTTGGCACCGTAACCAAAACTCGTGTAATCGTAGTTCTTGTTCTCAACATATTGCGGAGCAATACTGACAGAAGACGTAACTGCGACGTACTGCACGAGATCAGGATCAACACGAAGACCATCAGCAAATACTGGTGTTGAGGTTCTATTCTGTGCAGGATTTTCTAGATCCAACAACAAACCAGAGTTCTCATAACCCTGCGCCACACCACCTTCGATCATCGCACCACCAGCATCACCCTTACGCATCACTCTGATTCTGATCGAACCAGTGACGTGAATCTTTGCCTCATCCAGATATGCAGAAGTGACCTTGATCTTTCTAACCAAAGGCATGTTATCATTTTCACCTTGGTCATACAATCTCCATTGGTCGTACCAATGGATAAACTTGCCACGATTCAAGATAACGATGTCAGCTGGGTTATATGGACTCAACACTCGCTTTTCGCCAGTGTTTCTGTCAACATATACTGGCTTGTCATAGTCAGTCGCATGCGTGTTAGCTACATCAGTAGCAATACGATACTTGCTGATATAGTCACGAACCTTTACGTGATATGGCTTCACTTCCTTGATGTATTCCAACAGGTTGTGAGTCAAGTCCGCATAAGCAATTGGGCTCTGGGTGAGACGATCGCCATAACCAGTAACGTTCATGTACGAAGTCTTGAACGCCCAATCGATGTAATCTTGTTCCGTATGCGCGTGTTCGATCATTGAGAAGAAGAAACCATTCAGTTCTTCATCAGTGAAAATCTCATCCCTCAATGCGTTCAAGATGTAGTCGAGTTCATATCCCAGATCACGAGACGTGACCTTGTCAGCCATGTTCTCAAAATCGAGCACAGAATCATCGTAGAAGTTGCCAGTGTTCTTCCAAATGCTATCCTTCAGTTTGAAGGTACCATTTTGTTTCGCAACCACTTCCCAGACACCATTTCTCAATGCCGTCCACATCCAACGACCCTTACCATCGTTTTCAATAAGGACGAACTTGATAAAACCATCACTCTGAAGGATCGTTTGATCTCTCACCGCGATAGTTGGATAGCGGTATTGTGGTGGGTCGAGTGGTGATACGCCTTCCTCATACCAGTCAACAAATTCCCAGGCATCTTGTGAGTTGTAACGTTGATTCTGCAGGAAGTTCCAGCTTGATCCGTTGTATTCCCACAAAGTCCAGAATCCACCCGTGGATTCATTGCCACGAATCTTAACCCTTGTTCCTGGTTCAGCTGGCATCAAAGCGTCACGTTCCTGGAACGTATCAACTTCATGATGCCACATCATAGCAGCCTTAGCGATGTCCCATTCAAAACCAGGACCCGTCCATGGATTTGTTGGGCCATTGGGCTCAAGTGGATTTTCAACTTGGTCGGCATCATAGATTGAACCCCAGGGTTCATCACCAGCAAAGTTGTCCCAACGTTCCACGTCCATCACGGACCAGTACGCTTCACCCATCTTGAGGTTTCTCAGCAGGGCGAACACGTCCTTTTCATATTGGAAAGGAACAGTTGTATTGATTGCTGAGTTATTTTCATATCTCCACTTGATCAATCTAACGGTGTAGTCGAGTTCACTTTCCCAGAAGAACTTGATTGGTTCCTCTGGTCGGTTCAGGGTATCAACCAATCCGCTCCACAATTTCACATGCGGGATAGGCTTGATATAGTAGCTGTCATGAGCTTGAGCCCATACCAATTCTGGCTTCTTACCTTCTGAATCATTGAGAACAATCAAGTCTCTACGTTCGTCAACTATCAAAGTCTTGGAGAAGATGCCGTTCAGATAATCAACCAAGTGACGTCTAGCTGACTTAATATCACGGAACAAGTTTTGACCGTGATGCACATCAAAGCCGATACGATCCGTATAGTAGCGGCGCATATCTGGGATCTGAACGCCCCAGATATCACGGGCGGCCAGAGACTGAGTGAGTTTGGTCCACAAATCTGCATCTGGTAGGCTTCTTTCGTCACCCTTACGCATCAATTGCCATTCCACATGTCTTACGCTTTCACCAGCTGTTCTAGCTACGGTGAGTTGCATACTGGTGGTTCTAGTCAAGTATTGGGTGATACCACTTGTGATCAAACTGTTCATTGAGATAGGAGCGATCCAAGCGATGCTTTGGCCCAAAGGATTGCTCAAAATCTCACTTACTCGATGACCTGACATCTTTCTAAATGCCGTGTTTGCCGGACTGTAGAGACGATTCTTCACCCAGAAATAATAAACGGCAACATACTTACCCAGACGTTCGTCCCATTCTTCTGAAGTAACGTAGCTGGAATCATCCGGCAAATAAACGTCACCATCGATATGAGGATCGTGTTCTTCGAGCTCATATTCAGCTTGCCATTCTTGTGGAGTCAGACTGCTCTTTGTCCATTCATAGATGTCAACTGAAGAACCCGGTGCCAATTGACCCCAAGTGCTGGAACGATATTCGATTTCAGCCAAGTCGCGATCTTGAACAGCAATGATTTCATCGGTTTCATTGATCAAGTAACGAGTGGTTGACAGATCCCACCACAATTTACCAACTTCCTTCGCACCCCATTCCAAACCCTTGTCACCTTCCGGACCAGTGTTGTATGAAGCAGGATCGTATTCCAACTTGAATGCAACTTCCTTCTGAGCAACACCTGGGACCAAGCCTTGACTTGGATCCAAGATCAGGATGTCAGTGTTCACCAATGGCTTAGCATTGAGTGTTTCTGCAGTTCTGATGGACAGAGTTTCGAACAGGCGAACATCACGAATCATGTCGCGCTTGATCTTAGGCGGTTGTCTACGAGCTACTGAGAAGCCCGTTCCATTCCATTGATATACAGACCAGCGACGCTTGTGAGCGTGCAATTCATATTGGTATCCAAAATCGTAACACACGTCAACGTATAGGAATTCACCAGCCTTGAATTGATCCAGGGGAACAACGTTGTTGATTTCCGTGAGATCACTTCCATCCAGGGAATTGACGCGATTGTCCTTAGTCTTGTCGTTTGTGCTGATGCGCACAGACGCCATCTTGAACATTCGTGGTTTCTCATCCTTGAGTTGATATTCAAAATCTGCCTCACAAGCAACATCTAGAATCACACTGTAGGGCGTAGGTCCAAGATCAACTACGGTATGAATACCGCCGATCTTTTCATTCTTATTGATTTCACGAGACAAATAAACTTTGTCACCAACAATCAACTTGACTGGAACGTCCATACTCACCAGAGTTCCCTCTAGGGTTGGCTCGTATCCCACAACTTCCACGGACTTGTGAGTTACCAGGAATGCATTACCGTCAATAGCCTTGACTTCGTACATGCCACTCAATCCCAGCGCGGGAGATTTGTTGTTGAGGATTTCAACGATCTTACCAACTACCAAACCAGTTGGCAACGCAGCCATGTTGATCTTGTAATAGACGATACCATCAGAAACTGTGCCGAATGGGATAACGTTGAGGGCTGAATCCAATTCGTCAAAACTTGTTACATCCGATCCATTGATAACAATATCGATGCTCTTGTGTGGCAGACTGGCTCGATATACGTCCCAGTTGTTGTTTTCGTCCTTGTAAATCCAAACACGATCAGTCAATTCCAAATCTTCACTTGCGGTGACAATCTGTTTGTTGAATGCTGGAATGGAAAGATCTTGGAATTTTGTTTCCTTCAATCTGGCGTAACCAGCTGATGGCAAGGCTTGCTTGCTTCTCATGAAGTCATCAATTTGATCGAAAGCTGCCGCCTTCTTTGGTGCAATCCAGCGACGATCATACAACCCCATGTAATCATAGATCTGAATGACCGTATCTTCTTCGGTATCGAGGGATTCCAAACCTTCTTGGGTCATCGAGTCCCAATGCAATTCTATAGGAGCACCAGTATTCTCATAGGTGAGAATATCGTAACCGCTGTTGTTGCTGATGAATTCAATCTGTTGTGGTTCAGCCTTAATCTGATACTTGTTCAGAATGAATTCAAACTTTTCAAACTTCTCAGTTCCGCCATATTCACCCTTGCGGAAAGCCCACTCTTCCAAGAAACTCAGTTGCTTGCTGGCGGTCAGACCGTCATTACGCAACAGTTTGTTGAAAACACCTGGAGCACCCTTCTGTTGAATCATACCCTGATAGAATTCGAACTGGTTGGTGTCGTTAAACATCAACCCTTCCAAATAATCACGACTCTGGTAGCCAATTTGGTGACGTGCATTGGTTCTCAAAGGCAAGTTAATTGCCTTCTCAACGTCATACATGTAGCGAATATCTTGAACCTGTTGTTCGAAAGATGGCATCAAGGCGTTATCTGTGATAACGAAGCCTGGAGCGTCCAAACGACCAACCCAATCCTGGCTGATACTAGCAAGAACTCTTAGACGGCTTTGACGAAGATTAAACAACGGATCGTAGATCACGTCATCGAAGATGGTCTGATTGTTGAAAACCAGAGCATGTTCAACTTCACTGATGTAAACACGAAGACCAAAGATACCGTTACCACCATATGGCTTGACCGTAATGACATCATCCAAACGGTTGGTTGTGATCTTGTTTGGGGGAATGGACAACCCAGCTCGGTCAACCAAGCTATAGGCTCCATTCACCAATTGATCCACATTCTGAACCGTACCATGTTTGGTGACAAACTTCACCATCTCGGATGATGGACTCAGAGATATGAATGAACCTTCAACCCAACGAGTTTCAGTCCAGTACATGAACTCACGCAATGAGTATTTGAAGTCGAGTGTTTCATTGATTTCGTAATCATAGTTCTCAAAGCTCCATCCTCTTGTTTCCAAGTATGCCTGGTAACCACTGAGGAAGTCCGCCACTTCTTGACGAGTCTGAAGAACGGTACCGTAAGGAATTCTCACGATTTCTTCTTCGTGTTCTGAATACCAGGTCAAAGCCAAAGCGTTGTCGATACGACCCACGCTTTCAGCAGTCCAGAACTCTGGTTCAAATTCCTTACCGCTGGTATGAGTCTTGGCGCAAACGTAATTTGTACCTTCGTGGTGAACTCGCACATTCACGGTGTAATAGGTATCGGCTCTCCAGTCCAGAGTAGTGTTCAGGTCTTCACTGAGTGCAACTCTGGCTCTTCTACCAGTTGGAACGACGGGCTTGATCTTGAATACTGGATCCACGATATCGTAACCCAGAAGACGCCAGCCACGCCCAGTCCATTCCGTGATAACTCCGCCGTAGAATTCTTCTCTGACGCTTGGTGAGCGATATAGGGCCAGCAAGACGTCTTCTTGTGGGATCAAACCTGTTGTTTCCGTGAATGCTTTCAAGGAGCGCGGTTCGATAAACCCACCCAATTTGTGGGCAAGATTTACATGAAGGGTTCTGATGTGGTCACCCAACAGTCCAGTCACAGCCTTACCTTGTGAACGCAAGTAGTCACTGATCCAGGTTTGGACGCCCATCTTCTTAACCAGCACACCGTTGACCAGTTCATTGTGAACGATTTCGGTGTTGGTTTGTTCTCTCCAACCAGTGCGCGGACTGACCCATTGGTGATCGTGCACCAACATTTCATCATTAGCCAACCAATTGCTTTCAATGAAGCGAACAGGCTTCATCAAATATCCCAATTGTGACAATGTGAAGCTACCGTAGTAACTGTTCCACCATTGGATTTCGATAGGTGAACCGTCACCAAATTCCCATGGAGATTCGAAGCGATGGATACCAAAAGTACCAACGATCTTGGCCTGAATAGGATCGAGCAGTCCGCCAGACTCATCTACTGGGCAAACATCACGGAAGCCTGCTCGAGCAAAGATCGGATCACGAACATCCTTCACGGTGTCGACCAAACCAACTTCAATTGCTTGAATTAACGCCTCGCGCTTGGTTGCATCTGTCCATGAATACATGGCATCCCAATTCGATGGCTTAGTTGTGAAACCAAGCATTTCCCATGGATGTGTATCCGGACGATCAGTATCAAAATAGTATCTGTAGATACCTCTCCAGTTTCCTGGAATCACTGAACCATCCGCTGCACCAACCTTACTGTAGTTGTAAGTCCACGCATTGTCATTGCGGAACTTGTTTTCCCTATAGTTGAGTTGGTTCTGTGCGCACCAACGTTCAAACAAAGGTCGGCAGATCTTGATGTATTCGTCTCTGGAATAGTCGCCTTGACGGAACTTTCCAGGAATCTGTGACATAACATCGTGAGATGGACGACGTCTAGCTCGGAACTCAGACTCCAGATTATCATAGATCTTGGTTTCAAGAGCCAACAACACCAGATCCCTGGAGTCATATTCACCAACTTCAATGGGCTCTGCGCTGGTTCCCTTCGTGAAACCAGCAGTAAGACTGCCATCATGACCTCTGATCATAGTGGTCTGAAGGTCAGCAACTTTACTGGTTTCGATAATGATTTCAGGCTTCCACGCAGGAACTGCACCGATTGCGGCACCACTGACTGGAATGTACCAGTCACCACCAGCCATCCCACTGTTCGTGAACGGGAAGTCAGAAGTCTTGGATACTCGAATAACGTGAAGCAAGCGATCCAGGATTTCAGCCGTGTCATCAACATTCATGTTGGTAGCAGTTCTCTTCAGAGACTGAACGAACTTGTTCATATAACGAACATATTCACGTTCGTTATAGATGACCGCTTTCATGAAGTCCACGTTGGAATTGCTATTCACAAACATGGTTCTCAAGAGAGGACTTCTGTGTTGCAGAATTGACCTACCCAAACTCAAGTCGCGATTAACTGATACGCTCTTCCAGTTGTTGCTTGAAACTACTGGTTTGAAGTGTTGATTCCAGTCATTCAGTGAGATGGTGGAGATCTGTTCATTTCTGGGGTTGGCTTGCAAACTCAGAGGAATGTTGTAGAACCCTTCTTCTGCGATGGTTTGATTACTGTTTCCAGCATATAACCAGTTGTTGGCATAGCGATTGGTAAAGTTTCTCTGTGCGTCGAACGTGGCTTGCCACAAGTCGATATCAGTATTTTCCAGATCGATATCAACTACATCGTAGTCGAGCGTCATGTGAGCGAAGTATTTGAATCCCTTGACTTCACCACCATCGTGGGTGATCTTGTCATTGGTTCTATCCTCAAAGTCCAGGTTTCCGAACTTGTTTCTGCTCAATGGGAATCCCAAAACTGCATCGTTCTTGCCAGTCCCACGCTTGAATGCGAAGATCTTGTTGCCTTGGAAGTCAGAACCCGGATATGCAGTCAGATCACTGAATGCCTTTGTCTCAATATCTGAACGCTTGATACTGTTGTCATCGTACAATTCAAACAATGGTTCGTATGGGAATTTGAACTCCTGAGCGCTAACCCATTCCTGACCTTCATAGTAGTATTCAGCGAATGAATCCACCATCTTGAAGATGTCCCATTTACGAGTAATATCTGGTTGGCTGACGCGGAGAGTGAACTCACCGTCCCATCCATCATTGTCGTAGTTGGACCACACCGCTTCGGTGCTTTCTTCACCAACATATTTTCCCAGTGAAGTAGACGAAACTTCAGCAAAGGTAATAAGTTCACTGTCGTATGCCAATACTTCTTCAGGTAGATTTGTAACCGTGCTTCTCAACACCAAGTTGAGAATTTGATCCTCGATCGCCGTTCTGTTTCCATCAGTGGAATTGGAACGAAACATCACTCTACCGGTTGGCAAAGGTTGCATCACACCATCAATATGAACTGCTGGTGAATTATAGATCGCACCAGGTGCGAACGAAGTCCAACGATCGTAAAGCCATGGATCTTCCTTGATAGTAGCCACGATGTCATTCACATCATCCAGACGATTCAAACCATATTTCCACAAGCGAACATCACCCATGAATTCAATAATGGGACGAGTAGCTCTCTGGGGCTTGTAATTGTCGTAGAAGTAGAACACTGAATCAGTGTGATACCAGTGGTTGGATCTACTCCAAGGGCTGTTTACTGGAGATTGCTTCTCGATTACGGTGTGGAGAGGTTCGATTCGCTTTATCAGCTTGTCGACCTTACCCAACGTCAGCTTTTCATCTTCCGTTCTGTTCACTTGATACAGAGTGGCACCGGTATTATCACGGATTTCGATTCTGAAGAATCTTTCCAGTGGCGGTGGAGTATCAATGATAATTTCAGGGAACTTGATTACTTCATAACGACCAGTAAATTCGTTCTGCTGAGATTGTTTGGCGTAACCCTTACCCGGGATGGTATGAGTGTATGAATTCTTACCAACAATATTCTGCTTGAAGTAAGAATTACCCCAGATCTGAATAGTCGCACCGGCTGTTGGTGGTGTATTGAACACCAGCTTGTCACCCACCACATTGTAGGTTGATGTCAGGGCTTGGATACCATTGATAGTGGCTGTCACATCGACTGCCGCATCAGGAATCAGAGCTGGCAACTTGAATGCAGTCTTGGTGCCATTACCCAGATAATCGCCGTTCCTCCAGATTCGAATCACATCACCCTCTGGGAGTGGAACTTCGACGTCTTGTCCGGATTGATTATCATACTGAACCAATATGACTTCATCTCCTACCTTGTTGAACTGTTCGTTGGAAAGTCTCTGTCCGTTGATACGCACTACGACGTTTTCACGTTGTTCAATAACTTCTCTTGGGATTGTGAAGCGGCTTTTAACACCGTCACCAACGTAGCTAACCACACCACCAACAGACGGAACTTCCAACACTAGCACCGGAGGACCATCAGGCATCCAGTAATAGTCACGGTAGTTTACCAGCTTGTTGACGTCGATAGGAGGACACCAGCTGTACATCTCAGATTCAAACAATCTTGAGTGGTTGGAAACATCCGCGCCTTGAAAGCGCAGACTGTTTACCAAGTCCTGATAGAACAAAAGATCACTGTATTCCGTTACCGAGTCTGCTTTTGCAGTCATGGCTGGTTCCAGTTGATAAAACTGACGTTCCTTTGAGCTTTCGGCTTTGTAGAAGTCACGCAACACATTGAAATATGATGGCTTCTTGCCAATCAATGCGTTCATGCTTTCCGTTACCCCCGGCTGGAACAGTTGATCAACCGTAGAGCTAAAGAATTGTTGTAGCGTCTGCGTTTGAAGAACTGCTGGTAGCTGGGAAATGTAGCGCCTTTTTGCCATTATGAGATCCTGAGATTTGCTGCTGTGTTGCTGTCAATTATCACCACGTCGTCAATTTGCGCCGTGCTGATGAAAACTTCATTGGTTTCACTTCTTACTTCAAACAGTTCACCGAACTTACCAGCGTTTGCGCTTGGTACAATCGCCACACTGCTGATACTTGATGACAACTGAATGTGGATATATGCGGCCAATTCAGTAAAGTAGAAGGTTTCTCCAAACTCCCACTTATTTACATCGAAATAATTGTTGATGGCTGCGATGACCTTGGAGCGAATTTCACCGTCACTTAGTGTTGGATTCGGCAACCTAACGATCTTGAATTGAGCTTTCAACTCTGGAGTCGCCCCTTCACCAAACAAGAACTTGTATTTCACGGGTCGCCACACCAATTCGTCACTGAACATCTTGTATTGCTCGAACTCACCGAATGCTTCCTTCAAAGCCAGGTCGGTTGGTGGTTCTGGGAGTTCAGCAAGGATTGCTCCTTCCTTGACCCATTGACGAACTAAGAAATTGTATTCACTGGTGAGAACAAACAAGTCAATGATGTTCGTTGGAGCTGGATCGATTCTGATGTCAAGTCCGCTGTAGTGCTTCCATTGGAATTTCAACCTGTTTCGGCCATTGATCACGATGTATTTTTCAACTTCTGATACATCAAGGGGGATGTGTGGTTGAACGCCCGTTTCACTGTAGATGAAGAACTCGCCGTTGGTTACTGGCCCGGTCAAAGGCTTGACGTAGAACACATCGCCCGCATTCAACTGGCCGTCAATACCCTGGTATTGACTGGATGAAACACGAGTACCAATCTTCATCTTTACGGGGAACCAGCTCTTGTAAGTCGTCGTGTAATCTTTCTTGTAGATTGTGATATCATCAGCCTGAACTAGATCTTGAATGCTCATTGGATCATCCATAGCACCGTCATCATCCTGATCAGTTGGTGTGATGACCACTCGACGATAATCAGGAAAACCATCCGGATCATAGACGTTATCAACCACATCGAATACCACGGGCTTGGTTGCACCAGTCCAGTTGTCACTCCACAGAACTGTGATAGTGTCACGTCGATCAATGCCCTGAACTCCATCTAGAACTTTGTGCTCATTTAGATTATGCCATCTCACGTCCTTGACACTTTCAAAGACGTAGCGTAATCCCTTCGTAACCTCAAAGCTCCAGAACAAGCCGCCCAAGTATGATCCATGGACAATAGCAACGCTGTCCGCGGGAGCTGGTTCACTAAACGGTTGTGAGATCCATTGGCCTGACAACGTGTTACCACCAAAGGTCAACGTGGAGTTCTTGGAGAACACGTAATAGACCTTGAATGGAATATTCTTATTGATGAAGTCTTGCAAGATACTTGATTCACTTACTCCACTGGGAATTAGGTGAGTCATTGGGCGATCATCCAAGTTCTCTCTAAACGCTGGGAGGATACGAATCACACTTGCTTGACCACCACCAAGAATGGCGTCATCAACTGAGAAAATACGTTCCGAGAGTTTGATACTTGAGCTGATCTTGTTCACATCAGTCCAACGATACTTCACCTGCTGGGTGACTGGATCAACCCAACGGAAATACAACTTGCAACCGGTGGCTAGGTATTTCTTCGCCATAATGGCATCCGCTGATGTATCACCATCAGTTGCTACCAAATGTCCAATAGAGCTGAAACCAGTTCCATTTGCCAACTGCCAAACAAGTTTTCCAGGAGCCAAAGTGGTTTCTTCCTTGACTCTGGTATCATTGAGGAAGTAATCAAACATCCAATCCCTAAGACTGATTTGATCCAACATTGGTTGAATCTTGTTGTTTACCAACTGTTCAGGAGTCAAATTAGCACTCAGGGGAACTTGAGTGTATTGGTTCAATCTTTCCTGATAAACGATGCCATCGTCTGCGAACACCACAGTATCTTGGAATGTTGATGTCGGATCATTGATGTCAACAAAACGACTGTGACCAGAATATACGCGGTTGACTGCTCTAATTTTTACAGCTTGATTGGTAGCAAGAGGGAAGACATTGTAGTCCTCGCCAGACACCATTCGATTCTGAGCTCCATAGACTTGTGGTGCCCTTCTACGGATTTGGTCTGGATCCTCAGCACCCAGAGCATTACTGACACTTTCCTGAAGACTCAATGACAAAGTCAAAGTCTGTGGTTTACCAGCAATATCAATGTACGGAATAGAGATATTGACGTCAGACATATCTGCTGGGCGTATCGTATATTGATCGCCGTTTACCGTTCTGAACCATACCCTGATATTTCCCACAGGGGCATTACCGAAACGACCATCACCAAAGCGCAATGAAATCTGATCGTTGGGTCGAGTGATGACGCTGAAAATATCACGGATTTCAGGAGCAATGTTGTTGAAGGTGATGTTGTCACCATAGAGTCCTGGAACCTTTTCCCATTGGCTGATCAATTCTGCCTTGTCAGTCAATGTCTGTAGCCAAACATCGGTTTCACTGATATTCGCAGTGTCGATGTCCAGTACGCGGTTCTCTACTGGGTTCTGAATATAGAAATCGCTGTTGCGAAGCACGCCTTGCTTGAACATAACAAAGAAGCCAGTTCTTGAACTCGCGTTACCCCTTCCGTCATTTCGATACAACATGTGGAAACCAGCACCAGCTTGTGGTGGACGTTCCGTAAATCCATTGTCTTGCCCGATATCCATGTTCACCACTTCGAATGGTTGACGACTGCCGTCAATGATTGAATCGAAGGAATAAACACTCATGGGGTTCTTGGTAGAACTCAAGCGATACAATTGAGTGATAGCCCCACCGATGGTGGCAGTCTTGAACGGCACCCCGAACTGGTTAGTAGTCACAAAGGCGCTGTTGAGAACCAGAGTGAACTGCTCTTGCCAATCTGGATTATCAGGATCGTTCCAGGTCACCGTTTGATTGTTTAGGTTCACACCAAAACTATCCACGACGCTCTGGGTAGTTGATACGCTCTCGATCTTCAACAAACCCCTAGCTGCTTGGGCTCTACGGGGATTGTAGGAAAGGAATCGAGCCAATCGCAGAATGCTTTCGCGACTTTGTGCAGTCTCAAGAAAGTTCTCCCTGGCGTTGACGTCAGTACGAAAAGCCAGAGAACCAGCAAGCCAACTCAAGAGATCGATGATTGCAACGAATTCGGAGTTTTCCGTCCAGTCATTGAACTCTTCTGGGTAGTTTGTCTGAATGTAGGAGCGCAAAGCTGCATTGATCGATGGTGGATCGTAACTGTTGAAGTTGATTTGATTGAAAGCTCGATAAAGGACCGTCCAGTCCTCACCAGAGAACAATTCGCTTTGTCTTAGTGCTTGATTACTACTCATTTCTTAAAATCCTTTTTGGCCTTGGCGGTTCTCAAACTCAACCATAAATGTACCTGTCTGTTGGAATGGAATGTAATCCAACACTGCTTCTACTCTGAGACCATGCTCATATCCAGTAGCGTGCACGTTCACTAGATTTACTCTGGAGTCACTGTTGCAAATCCTGACTACTTCCTGGATTGTCATATCTCTGATTGCGGCCGTAAAGGGCTCCATGAGATAATCCCAAATGCGACAGCCATATTCCGGACGCATCACACGTTCGCCAATCCTTGTGTGGAAGTGGTTCAACAAGTCCTGCTTAATCAGGTTGATATCATAGAGTTTGTAGTCTCTTTTCTTATCACTTGCTACGGTGCTGAAACCGGTAAATGTGGTTTTCATAGTGGGCCTATCAATTAACCAGGTATTTATTCGCATGGATAAATGCGTAGATAAAGAAAACCCCACTCATCTGGCGGGGTTTTTCTTGTTTAGAGTCGATTAACCAGCTGGTGGTTTCGCGGCGTTGTATGCTTTTGCCTTGGGTTCGATCTTTCTGGCGAAGAAGTCTCGAACTTCTTGAACCGTTCGATTGGAACCATCCTTGTTCTTGAACACTCCGGGGTTGGCATTAGCTGCTTTACTTCCCACAACCGTGGAAGCATCAGCATTCTTATCCGAAGACAGGAATTTGGCAGCACCGTTACCACCCAAGAAGTGACCCATATACAAGTCTGTGGAATCAGCTGGCCTACCAGTTCTCTTTTCGATCACCGCCTTGTTTTCCTTGGCATAGTAACCAGCCATGATCGCCTGAGCTTCTGGGTTGTTCTTCATATCTTTGGTGATACCGTGAGCTGCACCATGCTTCTTCACCATCGCATCCCAGGTGCCATCAGTGAACTGATACAATCCACTGGCACTCGACGTCTTGGCTTTTGCATTCGGATTGAAATTACTTTCCTGTTCAGCCATAGCCATCATGTAGCCATAATCAACACCTGTGGTTGATGCGCCTTTGGCAATCGCGGCATTTACGTCCTTGGGGACGTTCTTAGTCCCAACCTTTACGTCGGGAATGTTAGATCTGTCAACTGGTATTTTTTCCACTCCATCTTCTCCCTTCTTTTGATCCCTTGTTGGGGTCACAGTAGTTTGATTGTTTGGATCAGCGGGTCCACCACTGTTATTCGCCAAAGTACCATCACCTGTAATTTCCTTGGTAACACCTGGTAGGTCTCCTCTAGGTGGAGTGACCACGCTTGATTTTGGATGGCCGGGCCACGGTTCATGTGTTGGCATACGACTTACTGGTGATGGAATGATGTCATGGTTGACATCAGTGTGATCTACCAGATCAGGAGCTTTTGCAAATTCGGCTGTCTTACTTCTATCGTAGTTGTCGAACGTCAATCCATCTCGATTGATATATCGAGCACGAGTATCATGAGTCTGAGCTGCCATTCTCATGGTTTCAGATCTGGATTGATGCTTGAATTGTGCCGTACAGAAATAGTTAGTATCAGTCTTAAGATGCATGTCGTTGCCGCTTTTCAGCTTCATGTATCTTCTGGCTTTGATATTCACATCGCGGCCAGCATCTAGATTGATGTCCTTGTCAGCTCTAACGTTAAAATCCTGTTCAGTTCTGGCGCTGATGTTACCTCGACTATACATATCGATGCCTGAGTCCGATACTTCGATCCAGCTATTACCCTTCTTGCTGTTGATATAAACATACCCATTGGTTTCATGGATAAGAATCTGAGTACCACCACGTGTTCGCATTCTGATGAATTCATTCGACGGATCATCATCAAAGTGAATAGTGTTTGCCCTAGGTGTGATCGTTCCGAACACCATGCTGGGGGCTTCCCGTCTTGCTGATGTTGACGCTGGTCCTCGTTCCAAATCAGTATAAAGGCCTTCTTGAATCAAGCCATTGTGAAGTGGATCGAAACGTGGGCGAACTGGATCGTCAGGATTGAAGGATGACGGATTGCTGGTTTTCTTGTTGTATTCAACTACTGGCGGTAAGATTTTATTCCCACCAGGCTCAAAGGAGCGATTACTCGCCACACCTGGAACCATATGATTCATATTCTGTTGCCACACGCAGGCAAACCAGAAGGCTCTCGTGGTTTCACCACCTAGGAACAATACCAATACCTGATTCTCCAGATCTGGGGGCACGAACCACATACCGTAAGATGTCTGGGATTGGTTCATATTCTGTGAATCTTCAGTGTTGTTTTTTACACTGGTGGCACCGGCGAATGGACTAGCGTAGCTGCAAATAATCCATTTGCTAGCGTCGGATGGGTCACCACCCATTTCAGGAATCCATACTTCCAAACGTCCCATGTTCTGAACGTCTTTGTTGTTCTTGACGATTCCGGCATAGATTTTTCCATCTGCCATTCTCGTTCCAGGTGGCTCGTGTTTGAAACCACCGGAAGTTGCTTTATTGAAGGGGGTATTTGCCATTTCTTATGTTCTCTTTACGTCACTGAATGTTGCTGGCGTGGCTGGAGCTGGGTTAGCAATGGGCGTCACTTCATTAGGAACACCGAATGCTTTGAACACATCTTGAAGTTTGTGACGGTTTGCTTTTATGGTTTGCTTAAACAATCCACCACTAAAGGTATGATTGATCTCAATGGCTTGATAGACGCCAGTAAAGAACTCATGCGGTTTCAGGATTGGAGAACCATCATCGGCCACACCATTTGGATAACGGAATGACAACAAGAACATGATGGCACCTTTATCATAGTTAGGCCCAAAGGATTCATCATTCAAATCCGGCTCCTGAGTGTTGACTTTTTCATTCTGAATGGCCAATACGGTTCTCATGATGTTGCCACCACCCAACCAATATGGATCACCACGAACTTCTAACTCAATGTTCTGCAGCATTTCCATACCAGCCACGTTGTATACTTGGTCCATCACAGCACCCATAATAGCTCGATCTCTGTGATAGGAATCCGGAAGTCCACCAGAGAAGAAGAATCTCGTATCTTCATTGGATTCTGTAACGCTAACGGGGATAGGCTTGGAACTTTCAGTAAGTCGTTGTTCGTATTCAATCTCTTCCGCGTACTTGACAGTTTCTCGATCTGGATTTACTGGGGGAATCCTGGCTTTACCAGCCACTTGCAAATCTTCTCTTTCCTTCGAAATCACCTTTTTCAATTCCTCGATGTCTTCCGAGAGTTCACGATCGGTCAATGGTACGGATGCCAATCTGGCTTCAGCTTCAGCTTTCGCTTTTGCTCTAGGACTATCACTACCATCCCCCTTGTCTGGAATCTTATCAAGGTTTAGCAGTGTGTTGTTGGCATCACGTTTATCACGCAATTGTTGATTCAGAACTGACAGTTTAGATTGATTCCCAGTAACATTAGATTTCAAGTCATCGAATGTCGGGACATCCTTTCTGTAGATGTCATGCGCCGCCTGAGTAGGCATACTGTTGTTCAAACCCATAACTTTTGGTAGAACGTTAGACCAATTCATATTCAACTTCAGATCAAAGTTTAGAACTTCGGTATTCAATCCGCTGAAGATGTAGTCATAACGCTTTGCCAAATAGCCAGCCTTCCGCAACATAATCAAATTCTTCTTTTGAACTTCTGGTTCTTTGCTGATTTCAACCTGTTCTCGAGTCAATACTGGAACTTGCGTCAGATGCCCAGACACGATAATCGTGTAAGTTGCCACATACTTTTCAGTGGCAAAGTCGTAATCAGTATGTTCAACAACTGGTCTGACTCTCCAAATAATGCAACTACGCATTTTCTTGTCATTGGAGTTCAATTCTTCCTGAGCTTCGACATCCTTTGCCAATTTCATTGCATCTTCACTGGCACCAAACATCATCTCAACGGCATCGTGAATCATAGTACCACGACTAAACGACCCATTGAGCTCCTTGTGTGCCTTTTCCATTGTGTTAGATTTTCGTTCCTGATAATGAATATTGGCTGCAGAAACTGAAAACTCACCAGGTTTATATTCCTTTCCATCATGTACCAAATCCTTGACTAAGAACTTATACGTCATCAGTGGATATCCGTACATGGTGATAACACTCTTGTTGAGTTTATCAGCAAAGTCCTCCAACATTTCGTTGATGGTCCCGCCTTGTGGCATCGTGGTATCAGGAATCTGAAGAACGTCCTTGTCATTGAATAGTTCTTCGAACATCTGAAGAGTAAGTTTGTAATTGCTCCCCGTGGAGTTGATTTCACTTTGGATTTCAGTCAAGTGGACGTAATACAACCAAACGCCTCGATTTGGCGCATTTCTATAGATATTGGTTTCTATCTTACCACCTTCATATTTTATCTCATCTTGGGTGTAATCGTCCTCATAGCCCTGGAACTTGATCTCTAAAAAGTATCCCGTCTTACTATAATTCTTGACGCCCAATTCCTTTGCTGTTGATGCCATGATGTCCATCAAGTTCACACCCAGTGGTTCATGCACATGCAACACCATTTCAGCAGTAATCATGCTTCTAGTGTCGATATTGGGTGCAACTCTGGTAGCCAGTTCTAAACTAGAAATATTCATACCAGTGACACCAGATTCAACGATCGTTGTTTGCTTTCGGTCGTACGTCAAATGTTTTACAAATGCGTCGTAACTTCCATTAAATTCCTTGAAAGTAAACGGAGTGTCTTCCGTCATAAAGAAACGAATCTTGTATGTGGGTAGATGATAATCACTCAATTTGTTATAGTGCCACCCCTCTTGTGAGTTCAAGGCATCAAATACGGTATCGGGGTCCTTACCATTGAAGTTATAAGTTGGACCCATGAATTCCGGATCACCTTCTTCCGGTGGGGTTGGATTCGTATATTCAACACCATTGGGGTTTGTGTCGTTGATGACCGTTGCATTTGGCAACTTTGGGATGCTTTCTCTTTTGTTGAGAAAGGAAAGATCGGCATCCGTGTATTCACTTCCGACGTTTCTGAGTATCGATGGGACGCCAGTGTCCTTCAGCTCAGAATTGGTGGGGCCGGCGACTACACGAGTCAACGAATTGTTATTGGGAATTTCTGCCATTATGCTAATATTTGATTGATTCTGTCTTTGGTGGGCGCAAAGATCACCGTACCACTGGTGAAGTCATAAATTGGATCACGAATCACATCCATGTTTCTGCTGGAAAAGATCCACCAATAGGCTGGAGTTCCGTAGAGTTCGTAACTCAACATGAACGGCTTCAAGTGATCCTTTGGTGATATAGTGATTTTCATATCACTGCTATGTGGGGGAATAGATCTATGGGTACGTGGTAACAGATACCATTGAGTTTGCGTGCTCCCATAGTAGGGAGAATCCGATTGATAATTTGTTTTAGCCATTAGATCCACCCCTTGTTACCGTTTCTCATAAGTTCACCAGTTCTGAACTTATCCAAATTGAATTCTTCGCGCTGCTTTCTGGGCGTGTTCTGTACGACTAGAGTCATACTTATCGTCATGGTTGCTGGCAACCTAGCCGTGTTCCCGTTACCTAGGTTCAAGTCCAGGTAATCAACTTCCTTGCTCAAACTGTAGGAATGCTCTTTGACAATGACTGGTAGATCATTGAACATGTAGTTGCCATAACCGCTGAATAAAAGGACTGGCGGTGGCATTCCAGATGGGTAACCATTGATTGGCTTCCCGAAATACATCTTGCTGACTGTGCGCAGGAAGTGAATCACAGCCAACATGTAAGCTCCTTCATGTTGATTCTGAATCGTGAAATCACCACTCACTCGAATGTTGGTGCTTGGTGTGTTGGAATAACTGAAATAGTCCTGGTTACTGTGAGTCAACGATGTCATCTTGTATTCAACCTGTTGACCCCAATCAATAACGGGAGTGTAGGGAAACAACATGCCGTTCGTGATATACAGAGGTGCCAAGATGTTGTCTGGTTCCTGAGGACCGTAGACTTGCGCAATGGCTGCTGGCTGTGCTCTAAGTTTGACTCGGAAGTCTTTTTCAGAATCCGCACCAGAATCTGTTGTAGAGCCATTGGCGGCGCCCGGTACGTTTTGACCTGCACCAGTGGGTGATTCGATCCCACCCCCAGAAATAATGGTAGAGTCTTGTGGAAGGAAACCATTCCCTCCAAGATTCCCCAATCCGTTGGTAACTTGTCCAATTTGATTCTGCAGGTTTTGCACATTTGGCAAGGTACTGCTGATCAAACCGTCAATTGTCTTCTGTGAATAACTTACCGCAGAGTCGACGTTACTTGCCAATCCAGTGAAAATATTTGCCATTATGCCCTCAATGCTTTCTTGAGAACATCGAAGAGTTCTCGTTTAATCTTCTCGTCACCATCAGGTATTAGTTCTACAAACCCCTGATAGTCATCTTCTCGGACACGAACCCTAGCCGATGTAGCTGAAACGCTGTCTTGTGGACGTTCCAGTTGATACAACGATATTTCACTCAACCCAATCGACTTGCTGGGATCTGGGTGATCGATGTACTTCTGCAGACTTGAAATCATATCACTTCCTCGATCTTCTCCCAATACGATGATTGCTTTCTGATACCCAGCCTTCGCCAGATCCAGACAAGCGCTAAACATCGTTTGGCTGTGATAAAAATCCGTATTTGGGTAGAACGATTGCAGGAAATGCAGTTTTTGTTCCAAGGTCAAGGGGTTGGATTTTGAGTCACAACTTGCCGAGGTATAAATTCGATAATCACATCCTGCCATCTTAGCCAGTTCGGCACATTTCCTAAAAAGACTTTCATGGCCTTTGGTCGGGGGATTGAATCTCCCGTAAGTGAATATGATTTGGTTCATGGTAATGATATTTATTGGTAGATTTATCTGCGTAGATAACTTGCAGTACATCAGCTATTTGATAGAAAACATGATGTAATTTATCATGAGCGAATAAGTGGTCAGCATTATCTGTCCATAAACGGGCGAAATATAGCCAGGGAATAATAAGAATGATCGAAGATGAAGTATTGGATGACGAACTGGAGCTTGCATCCGATGAAGAAGAAGTAACTATTGGGACAGAACCTCCCAAGGTGAAATACATCAATAACAAGGAATTCCTTGCTGAGATTCACAAAAGCAAGTTGACATATTGTGCCTTCTATGAAGCCAAATATGCACAACATGATACCATCGTGCCGACGATGGCTGATATCACGGAAGAAGTCATCGAAGCAGCTCGTGTACGAAAAGCTCATCTGATGACTCAGGCAAGAAAAGCAACACTTCGGGCCAGTGGTGCAAAACAAAGCGAGATCAAGGATGCGGTGATTGACCCACAGACTATCGCCACTGAAGACATTGTTTTCCGAGTCATGACCTCGGCCCATATCCCACTCGATCCAGATCGCAAGCGCAAAGGCAAGGGAGAAAATTCCAATCACACCCGAACTCCATTCCTGCCATTCAAGCACTTTATCCTGGTTGACGGTGAATTCAAGGAAGTATTGCGTTCACATTGGAAGGGAACGATTGAGGACGGTCATTTTGACATGGTGCGTGGCACCATGACTAGACGCCTGGCTGAAATGTTTATGATCTTGGTGGATCGTTACTCACGTAGAAGCAATTGGCGTTCCTACACCTACCTGGATGAGATGAAGTCGCATGCGTTGTTGCAACTCAGCCAGATTGGTCTTCAGTTCAACGAAGCAGTCAGTGATAACCCATTTGCGTTCTACACGACTACAATTAAAAATTGTTTCACTCGGGTTTTGAATCTTGAGAAGAAGAATCAGAATATTCGTGATGACATTTTGATTATGAACGGCGCCAGTCCGTCCTACACCAGACAGAATGATTATGAATACGCCAGAGCTATGAAACGTGAAGTTGAACAAGGATATATACCTGCTCCTAAGGTCGAAGAAACGGAAGAATCGGACGACACGCAGGATTGAATCTCAAACCCGTCGAATATGATTGGCTTCGTATTTGACGGGTTTGCTCGAGCGAAACAATAATAAGAACATGACAACTCCACTTTTTAATAAGGTGGTGGCATTCACTGATATTCACTTTGGCCGTCGAGGTAACGATCGACAGGCCAATCAGGATAACGAGGATTTCATCACTTGGTTCATAGAACAAGCAAAAGAATTCGGCGCAACCCAGATGGTTTTCTGTGGGGACTGGCACGATAACAGACATAATCTGCATGTGAGCACCATGAATTACTCGTTGAGTAACATGGAACGTCTCAGCAGTGCATTTGAAAAAGTATGGTTCATCCCAGGAAATCACGATTTGTTTTATCGTGAGAAGAGGGAAATCAACAGTGTGGAAATTGGCCGTAATCTACCTAATATCCAAATTATTCACGAACCCACAACTCTGGGTGATGTGACCTTTATGCCGTGGATGGTCGCTGATGAATGGATGACTATTCCCACAATCGAATCCAAATATATGTTTGGGCATTTTGAATTGCCACATTTCTTCATGAATGGTATGACAGAAATGCCAGATCATGGTGGTTTGAATAGAAGCCACTTCAAGAATCAAGATTATGTGTTCAGCGGTCACTTCCATAAGAGACAAGCCATTGAGAACATTATCTATATCGGAAATCCATTCCCATTCAGCTATTCTGATGCTTGGGATGATGATCGTGGTATGATGCTTCTGGAGTGGGATAAAGAGCCAGAATTCAAGGAATGGCCGGGTGCCCCAAAGTATCGGACTATGAAAGTTAGCGAGATGATGGAAAATCCTCGCCAGTTCATTCTGGAGAAGAGTTATAACCGAGCCAGTATTGACGTTGATATTTCATACGAAGAAGCTCAGTTTATTCGTGAGACTTTTGTTAGCCAATATCAGGCTAGAAAAATCGAACTAATCCCATTGCATAAAGAAGAAGCCAATCAAGAGTTTGACGATAATGCAATCTTCCAATCAATTGACCAGATTGTGGTTGATGGCCTGAAGAGTGTGCAGAGCACTGGTATTAGCTCTGATATCTTGATTGAGATTTACCGAGGTTTACAATAAATGTTGAATTTTTCTCATGTGAGTATGCGAAATTTCCTGACTGTGGGTAATGGCCCACAGGCCGTGGATTTGGACAAAGATGGCCTGACATTGGTGTTGGGTGAAAACTTGGACGCGGGTGGCGTCAATTCACGTAATGGTGTGGGTAAGACGACAATTCTCCAAGCAATCAGCTTTGGGTTGTTCGGTCAGCCACTCAGCAATGTGAAGAAGGATAACTTGGTTAATTCTATCAATGCCAAGAACATGACGGTGTCCATTGAGTTTACTCGCGATGGCAACACTTATAAGATTGAGCGTGGCCGCAAACCAGCATTTCTTCGTTATCACGTCAATGACGGATTGGTAAATGACGAAGGTACGGATGAAAGTCAGGGCGATAGCAGAAACACTCAAATTGAAATTGAGAAAGTTTTGGGTTTCAGCCATGAAATGTTTCGTCATATTATCGCTCTGAATACATACACGGACCCCTTCCTCAAATTGAAACCTGGTGACCAGAGAGTTCTGATCGAAGAATTGTTGGGTATCAGCGCGATCAGCACCCGCAGTGATATTCTGAAAGAATTGGTAAAATCTACCAAGGATTCGATCAAGGAAGAGGAATTCAGAATCAAAGCCGTTCAGGAAAGCAATGCGACAATCCAGAACGCGATTAACGACCTCAAACTCAAACACAAGACTTGGGATGTGGATAGAAATACCCGACTGCAATCAGCACTCGAGAGTTTCCAAGGATTGAGCGAAGTTGACATTGATGCTGAACTAAAAGCACACGTTGATCTTCAGGATTTTAAGGAATTGCGATCACAAATCAGCCAAATGCGAATGGATGTTAGGCGCAAGGATTCAGATATTGCCACTAAGACCGCGCTGTTTGAACAAGTTGTGAATCAACTTGCATCGGTTATCGAGCACAAGTGCCACACTTGTGGCACTGAACTGCATGATGAAAAACACACTCAGCTCCTGAATGATCTTACTCGCCGCTCGGAGAAGCTGGAAGAGGAAATCTTGGATTTGAACATGACGGTTGAGGACATTAAGGCCGCGCTAAAGGAGCTCACGGATGCCCTACAGAGCATTGGGGATGAGCCGCAGGTCCTCTACGACAATATGGACGATGCTAGACAGCACAAGAACACTTTGGAGCAATTGGCCGACACCATCGCTCGTGAAGAACAAAGTGAAAATCCTTTCCAATATCAAATCGATCACTTGTCACAATCAGGTATCCAGGAAGTTTCGTATGACAATCTGAATGAAATGCAGACATTGTTGAAGCATCAGGATTTCTTGTTGAAGTTGCTGACAAGCAAAGATTCATTCATCAGAAAGAAAATCATTGACCAGAATATCAACCACTTGAACCACAGATTGAACTTCTATCTGGAGAAGCTGAACCTCCCGCACGAAGTAACGTTCAAGAGTGATCTTTCCGTGGAGATCAATTTGCTGGGAAGAGACTTTGACTTTGAACAGCTGAGTCGCGGTGAAATGAATCGTGTTATTCTGTCAACCAGCTGGGCATTCAGGGATGTGTGGGAGAGTTTGAATTTCCCCGTTAACCTGATGTTCGTTGATGAAATGTTGGACAGTGGTATTGATGCGCAGGGAAGTGAAGCCGCTTTGGAAATTCTGAAACGGACTGCTCGTGACCGCAACAAGAACATTTTCCTGATCTCGCACAAGGAAGAATTATTGAGCAGAGTAGCAAAGATTCTTTACGTGAAGAAGGAAAACAACTTCACTAGGTTCGAAGCACCAGATAGCGCAACTGAATAAATTTCAGGAAATTCATCCACAGGTGAATTTCACTGTTATACTTGGTGTACTTTAACTAAGGAGCCAACAATGACAGTGAAATTCACCAAATTTATGGTTGGTGTATTCTTGCTGGTATGTTCCGTCTGCGCGTCGGCCACAGAACAAGCTGAAGCATATTTTTCCAGCAAACTCCCAGCATGTGAAGATGGTAGCGGGGGATACAACCAATCTTGTCTGGAGTACATCAATTACCGTTCTATTTGGTATGTACATCAACTAATTCAATTATCTTCTTCGGAGAGACTCTTGTATGAAAAGATGCAAGTAGAAATCCGTAAATTGGAAGAGGAAATTCGACAACTGGAAGCAGAAGAACGAGCTGCTAAAACCAAACCCCGTAAGTAAAGTTCGTCATAAAATTGGCGCAAATGGTGCTAGAATAGTCCACATCGTATTTCAGGAGACATTATGTCGGAAACTCAAGAAAAGAAGGCCCTCGAAGAAGTTCGAGTCGATCCGCGTGAAGCTGAATGGCTGCGCAAGATGGTAACGAGGGATGACATTCGGTATCGTTTGTTCTTCCAGAACTCCAACGCCAACCGCACGTTCTTGCAAATTGGCCTGATCGAGGATGTTCTGACCGATAGCGGTGCAGTTATCGACCAGGACTTCCATGTAGAAGGTTCGAACTACGACATGGCAGACGCCTGGAACCGTAGTCAGGCTGGTGAACAATATGAGAAGTTCGGAAATTCCGTGTACTTGACTCAACGTGGCATGACCATTGTTCGTGACATCATCAAGGGTGCGTCTCATGAAGACTTCAAGCACACTTTTGATAAAGTGACCGTTCTGCAAGAACGCACTGACTAAGCAAGCGTGAGATCGTAAAAAGAGCCCCTTAGGGGCTCTTTGTTCATTCGAATTTGAATATCTTGCTTATTGCTCTACGACCCAAGATTAGGATGAGGATCTGAATGTCACTTTCTTCATCCAGGAAGATGCTATCAAATCTAATCTTAGCATCAGATGGCACCATCAATTTGAATTTTCCTGCCAAACTCTCAGTAGCATTCTTGATTTCTTCTGAAATAAGTCTTTGCTGACTTCTATCATTTACCGATGGCACAGTGAAAAACAATCGGTATGCATATCCTTTGCTGAACTTCTTGTCGACCGTTCTAGTCTGGGTCTTGATACCTTCGAAATATTCTCTAGATCTCAAAACGGCTCTATTCCGTTTTATGACTGCTGCCGCGCTTTTTATGTCGATTTGATCTTCCATCACAGGTGACGAAAAGTTGTTGAACCTTGACGGTTCTCCTCGTGCAACCAGCCCTCTACGAAGTGCGGACTGGTGTCTCTTGATTCTACTTTTAAGACTGGTAAGTCTTGTCGATCGAAATACCGTTCTAGATTCGCGAGGATGGTGATTTGTGTGCATTATTCGAAGAATACAGAATCTGGGAGAGTCAGGAATTGGGTCAGTGTTACAACAAAGAATTCTTTGTATTGGATGGCACTGTGAAGACCCATGGCATCATTGAGGATTACGATTTCCTCGATGCCATTGTATTTTACAATCACTGCCATTTTCTTGTTAGAACTTTTTGCATCTTGGGTGGCTTGGTCGATCCACTTGTCCCATTCCTTGCAATCCTGTTTCATCATCATGGCAAAGCTGGGAGGAGCTTTGTAATGTTTGCACTCCAGACTGAATGCGAAGTTGGCAGGGGCAATGATGTCGCCAAAGTTTGCCTTATCAACATCGTGTGTCTGGGTTCTTCTCACATTGGAACCACCAAAGAAACTGCCTGAGTCTGCGTTTCTACGGAATGCCTTTTCCAATCCAGTGGCTACTTTAAATCTGTCTGATAACAGATTGGAAATCTTTCTCTCGAAAGCGTTTCCCTTCATCTTTGGCTTCATTATTTTCTCTCTTAAATCAATGGCAAACCAGTCTCTTCGACTGTTTCTACCCGTTTCTTGATATTCGCTACTATGGAATTCCGCTCTACGGGGCTCAAATTCCAAGCATCTTCGCGAGTCACGCCGCCCCGCATATACCACATAATCTGTTGAATCAATTCCATCAACTCCGTTCGATCCCGTTCCATCTCAGACAAAATTGCCGGGACGTCCTCGGGTGCGGTTCTTAGGAGTTTTGCTCGAAAAAACTTGCTGGATCGAATTCAACAATTGTTTCCCACTCATGAGTACATGAAGCGCAAGTGACTGTATGATTCTTATTCAAACCAGAATTGTTGATCTGTTTAATCTTCTCTTCAATCTTGGATGAAATGTTCTTGTCGATGTTGAAGATGTATTCACTGATGTGATCACGATTGGTAATCACCCCCTCAGGAACCACGATCTTTTCCACGGATTCAGCAATCATCTGAATGTTGATGCTGTGCAATCTGGAGAAGCTGGCATTCATCTGTCTTTGGCGTTCTTCGTCAGAAACATCTGGAGTCTGATCAATCAATTGCATCTTTCTGGTTTCTTGGAAGATTGCCGTGCTGATTTGAGTGGTGCTTCTAAACGTGAATGGTTTCACGTAGATAACAATGTCATCAGTGATGCGTATTGAATATTCCTTCTCCAATGGAGTGACCGTGTCCAGCATGAATGTGATATCGAAATCATACTCATTGATTGCTTGGCACTTTGGGCATTCAGTTTCGACCTTCATGATGCTTCCGTAGGTGGCACAACGAATAGCTAGAAGCAGAGTGTCAACGTCTGGCGTGGGGAGTTGATGTACGTCTTTGATTTCTGGGACGCAACTCCTCAGAAGAGTTTCAACGGCCAGACCACTCATAAGTGCATCGGGGCTCTTCATGATCATTTCATCAGCTGCTCGCATGGCCATAACTGCCACTTCGCCAGTAGCGGTAAAGCCGATGTTACCGGGGGCTTGAAAGTTTCCCATGCTGGGGATTCGAGTGCTGGTTGTCGCTGCTCGGAAATATTTTGCCAATGGGTTGCTGTTGTTGGATTCCATTTAGTTCACCTTTAAATACTGTTTTTATATTTATCGCGCCGAAAACTGTGCATTTAATTCCTGGCATAAATATTGAAAAACCAGTGAGAATCTATGGCTGATGTATCAGGTAGCGAAATTCAGGCTCTAATCGAGGCAATGCAAGCCAATACGGCTGCCGTCATACGTGGACGTGGCAGTAGTAATGGCAATGGTACGAATCCTCAAGACAAGAAAGCCTTTGACGAGGCTGAAAAGAAACTGACGGCCACCAAGATGGCAACTAAGGCAATGAAAGAACAAGTTCTTTCATTGACTAAGACTGATCAACTTTTCAAGAACACCAACAAGTCCCTTAGCAAACTTGATGATAGCGCAGGATTGTTCCAAAAGTCATTAGTCGCAGCTGGTGTGGCTGCTGGTGCTTTGGTTAGTGTTTTAGCTAAAACCATTCCGGAAACAGTTGATACGTATCGTCAAATGCTAGACGTGGGTCAAGATTTCGGTGGTAGTATGTTGCAGATGAACAAGGCTGCGGCTCAATCAAGAATGAGTCTTGCAGACTTTGCAAAAACTGTCAAAGACAATAATAAGGTGGTTGGATCTATCGGTACCAAAGCATTTATGGATATGAGTGTTGGCGTCAGAGAAAGTTTGTCACAACTTGGTATGTTGGGTCTAACTACCGATGAATTAAATGGTTATCTGGGTTCTTACATGGAAACCCAGAGATTGTACGGACATGCCGAGCGAATCTCACAAGCGCAAGCTGTTGATTCCACTAGAAATTTCGTAGACAATGTCACTAAATTTTCTGCTCTGACTGGTAAGAGCAGAAAAGAAATTATGGAAGCCACAAGCAAGGCGATGCAAGATGTTTCGCTTAGTGCGTACCAGGCACAATTATCAGGCGAAGCTTCAGAAGCGTTGACCAAATCTTTGAGCAAGGCAACTGGATATTTGGCAGCTCTTCCAGGAGAAGCAGGAAGCACGTTGTCAACTATGTTGACCCAAGCAGTAGGAAGAGAATCTGCTTGGTTCTCAGACGAAGCAAACAAGTTGTCAAGTGTTGGCCTGGGTGCTGTGGTTGACATGGTTGACTCGATGGCGCAGAAGATCAAACGCGGTGAAGCAAGTGATGAAGAATTGGATGCTTTCAGATCGAGAATGGTTAAGGTTGGCAAGCAGAACATGGAGAGCTTGCGACAAATGTCTATGAGCTCCAATGCAACTATTAGACAAAATGCTGCTTATTCCATCAAGATGATCAACGAGATGTCCAGTCTGTCAAAGAAGACTTTGAAGGAACGGGAAGCTCAGGAAAAGATCACCAACACTTTGTTGAGAGTTCAGAGTGCTTGGGACCAGGTAACTGGATTCATCCGTGAACAATTCTTTGGGTCTCTGGGTGGTATTTTGGATGGCTTTGAAAAGTCTCTAGACAAACCAGAATTTAAGGCATTACAGGAGCAAGTCATTGGTTACGGCCAACAATTTGGTGCTTGGCTAAAGGGTATGAGTGAAAGTGGACTCTGGACTAAATTAGGCAACGCTCTGGGTTTGATTGTTGACGGCGTTGTGCTTCTAACAAGTGTTGTCACCAAAGTAGTGAATGCCTTTGCGACCGTCAATAAATCTTTGGATGGAATGGGACTCGCTCTTGCTGGTATTGCGACTTATTTGGCGGTAACCAAGGGTGTTGGTATGGTCAAGGACAAGTTGAATCAGACATTTGATATTGGCCCAGATCCTTTTAGGAAATACGCTACTGGTGGTGCACTCCGCGTACTCATGATGAATGGCGGAGCTGGTACTGCTGGTGGATTTGGCGACTACGATGGAAAGAACAAGAAAACCACCAGGGGTGGTAGAGCATATAGAGCTGGTAGAAGTGCTGGGCGTATAGCGGGTGTGGCTGGAAGGGGGCTTGGTGGGGCTGCTAGGACTGCTGGCGGTGCATTGGCTCGTGGTGGTAGAGCTATTGGTGGCATGGCTATTGGTGGCATGGGTGGCGGGGCTATGGGGTCGCTCAGTAAATTCACCCCAGCAATCAAAGGTATGGCTGGTGGAGTTGGTGCCCTGGTTCTCGCTGGGGCCTCTATGGCTATTGATAATGCGGAAGACTTTACTGGCAAACAACTAGCAAAGTTGGGGCTGGCTGCTGCATCGGGTGCAGCAACCGGTGCGATGTTCGGCCCCCTGGGTGCATTGGCTGGTGGTATCGTGGGTGCGGGTATTGAATTGGTCACGAATTGGGATGCGATCACTAAGGACGTTGGAGACGTCGCTGACAAAGCCATGGGAGCTATCAAGAAGGGATTTGATAATATGGTTGGCATATTCAAATTCGTTGGATCAAAAATCAGAGGAGCTTTTAGTTTCTTCTCGATTGATGGTATCAAAGGAGCATTCAACGGAGCCGTTGATTTTGCATCCAATGTTGGCAATCAAATTGGTGCGTCAGTATCCGCAAAGTTCACAATGGCTAGTGATTGGTTGAAGTCCAACGTATCTGATTTCGCGAAATCAGTTATGGGTGCATGGGACGACATCAAGGGCTATGATTGGTCAGGAATGTTTAGTTCTGTGGGTAAGGGCATCATTGATACTGCCAAGATGGTAAGTCCTCTGGCCGGGCTTGCTATATCTGGTGTTTCAAAGATTATGAACCCCACTATGCCGATGGCAGGACCCAGTGAGGTGGGTTCTACTCCGATAAAGAGTATCAACGAAAAGGCTTTTGAGTCACAGATGAAAAATCTGGAGACTCAGATCTCAACATTGAAACAAGATTACAACGACCTGAGATCGCAATATAACAAATTGTTTGATTTGTTGGCAGAGTCTAATGTGGTACAAAAGGCTGGATTGACAGAATTGGTTGAAGAAACTAAGCGTGGTAATCGTGGAATTGATGGTCTGGCTCGCAAATTATAAGCAGAATAAATAGCTGATCTTTGGAATCAAAATGACTTGGAAAAAGCATCTAAGAATTGTAACTATCAAGAATAGTGGCGGAATGGGTAACAATCCCAATTCGCAAAATTCAAACTCAAATTCAACTGGGATGAGTGGCACAACTGCCAATTATTCCAGCTATCTTCCTGAAGTTTACGCAGGACACCCGAACCGCATTCAACGTTATAGCCAATATGACGACATGGATCGTGACAGTGACATTTCTGCCGCACTAAACATCATTGCGGATTTCTGCACCCAGAACGAAGAACAAAACAATCAACCATTCCAGATCAAATACAAGGATTCAGCCAACGAGACTGAAATCAAATTGATCAAGGGTTCGATGGAAAAATGGACCAAATTGAACGACTTTAAGAGTCGTCTCTGGTACATTTTCCGTGGTGTTATCAAGAATGGTGATCAATTCTTCGTCAGAGATCCTGAAACAAAGGAATGGTTGTGGGTTGATCACTTCAATGTTGAATTGGTTCGGGTTGATGAAACGCAGGGTAAGGAACCCACGGAATACATCATCAGAAACCTTGACTATAACAAGCAACAAAAATTGGCCACTAAGCCGTTCAGTAACGATGCTTCAGCTGGCCAAGCCCTCTCCAGAGGTGCGGTATCGACTAGTCAAACCAACATGACTGCTTTCCAGTTGGCTGGTGGTAACAAGGATATGCATGGCAATCCATCTGGTGTTAATCAGAGTCATGCCGTAGATGCCAAGAGCGTAGTTCACCTTAGCTTGAGTGCTGGTATGGATATTCATTGGCCATTCGGATCGAGTATCTTGGAATCAGTGTTCAAGAGCTTCAAGCAGAAAGAATTGTTGGAAGATGCGGTTATCATCTATCGCGTTCAACGATCACCAGAACGACGTATTTTCAACATTGACGTTGGTGGCATGAATCCCGTAATGGCCAATGCCTATGTGGAAAGAGTGAAGAATGAAATTCACCAAAGACGTATCCCTAACCGAAATGGTGGTGGTAGTTCTGTAATGGATGCGGCGTATAACCCACTGTCGATGATGGAAGATTATTTCTTCGCACAAAGCGCCGATGGTCGTGGCTCAAGCGTAACTACTCTGGCCGGTGGTGAACAGACGGGTGAAATTGGTGACTTGGAATACTTCAACAAGCGTATGCGAGCTGGTTTGGGTGTCCCTAACTCATACATGCCAGGTGCTGAAGAGCAATCAAGTTACAATGATGGCAAGTTGGGTGCCGCAATGATTCAAGAATATCGTTTCAACAAGTATTGCATGAGATTGCAGAACTTGTTGGCTCCAGTGTTTGATCGTGAATTCAAATTGTTCCTCAAAGAAAGTGGTCTTTCTATCGAGGATGATTTGTTTGAATTGGAATTCAATGCTCCACAGAACTTCCACAAGTATCGTCAGATTGAACTTGATAGTCAACAAATGAACGTTTACGCGCAGATTGCTGATAACAAGCGTCTGTCAGAACGATTCAAACTACAGAGATATTTGAACTTGACCCAAGAGGAAATCTTGGAGAATCAAAGACTCTGGGCTGAAGAGAATCCAGGCAAGGTCAAAGCCGCAACTGGTGGAACTGAAATGAATGGTGGTATGGGTGGTGGTGGTGGCTCTGATGGTCTGGGCGCCGTGGGAGTTGGTGCACCTCCGGAGGACATGGACTTTGATTCCGGTGATTCAGAATCTATCGGTGACGAAGGTGGTGAAGAAACTGGTGATGATGCCGATACTGATGCACCAGCAGACGACGAAGGGTTTGATACCCTCTAAGAGGTTGACATGAAACTGTATGAATTTGACAGCAAGGTAGACCCAGAATCTATCAAAATGCCAGGAATGTATGACGCTTCGCAGGATGAAGTATCAAAAGCCAACAGGGAAGACACGCGAAAGCATGTTCTGACTTTGAAGGATTTGAATCGTCTGAAGAAACTGAGGGCATTCCGCAGATTGGAATCCTTGAAGGATCAGGATTCTCTGGCTCTAATTTACGGGCAGGCTGAAGGGGATGACGAAGGTGATTTCTAATCACCAATTTTTCCTCACTGTTCGAGGCTTGGTTTAAATGCCGTGTAAATATGGCGAACACCTGCATAAGGTTTAAGGGAGATATTATGAGTTCACTTTTGGATAAAGCAATTGCAGCCCGCCTGCGCGAAGAACATGAAGAAGCAGATCGTCTTTTCCATGAGTTCGTGTTGGATCGCGCTCGCACCGTAAACGAATCAATCACCTCTGGTGGTGACGTTGATATTGACGCTATTGTGGAAGGCAAGTCCTACAAGAAGGGTCGTGACGAAGACGACGAAGAAGTCAATGACAAGAAGAAAAAGGACCAAGAACGCAAGGATGGTTCAAAGCAAAAGCGCTCTGACGTTTCAGAAGACGCGGTTGAAGAAGGTAAGACATACAAGCGTGGTAAGGACGACGAGGATATCGGCGATAAGAAGCGCAAGGATCAAGATCGTAAAGATGGTGCCAAGCAGAAGCGTCAAACCGACGAGTCTCTGGCTGAAGCTGCCAATGACCATACCATTGAAGCTTATGGCGTAAAGGGTGCGCAAAGCACCAAGTGGCGCAAGACATTCAAGGATGCCGATGCCCTGGCTTCATGGATCGACGCTAATGATGCCGAAGTTGAAGGCCAGAAAGATCTGAAGGTTGAAGAAGGTCAATTGACTGCAACTCAAGGCGATGATGGTACTCTGGTAATTGTTCACGATCCAGCAGGTGCTGACATGAATGCAGTAGCTGCACCAATGCCTATGGTTGACGAATTGCCAGACGTTGGTGGCGACCTTGATGCAGGAGACGAGTTTGACATGGACCTCGGTGGTGACATCATGGCTCCCGATATGGAAGTGTCCGACGATCCACTGCCAGGTGTTGATGACCTGACTGACGAAGCTTTTGAGAGCTTGAAGGAATCTCTGGCTGAAGAGCTGAAGGCTATCGTGGTTAACTCCAAGGACGGCATTTACTCTGACGGTAGCAAAGTTTCACAAGAAACTCACAGCCCAATTCCAAATGTTAAGGCGGAAGATCGTGCAGAAGGTGCCGAACCTGTTGAAATCAAGGGTGATGAGCACAATGGTTTCGACAAAGAAGCTGCCCCTAAGGTAGGTGATCATGGTGGCAAAGCCATCAACACCAAGGGTAAGGCAACAGACGGTCAGAAAACTGTCTAAGTTCTAGAACTTGAAAATACAAAAACCCGGCATGCCGGGTTTTTCCACGAGTGGTTGATTGTTCTTAGAACTTGGACTTTAGAAGTGTTGTGCGTCGATCCAGTTCTGCATCTTCCAGAAAGAATGCCAGCCGCGTAGCGAGGAACATGGCTTCCTCATCAGAGGATACGGCATTGATAAAGAATTCAGCAATGTGTGCTCGATTGGTGTGTTCATCAATCCCTTTCAGTCTGGCAAACTCTGATTGTTTTACCACAACATATGAATGGGTGCGACCCATCGAAGAACGTTCCTTGATAGTGTAGTAGTTCAAGTCATCTCGGCCGCGCTTTGGGGTTTCTGGTTTCACGGTAACTTGGTCAGTCATGGGTTCTCCTAACAATCGATTCATGATTCTATAGCCATTTGAAAAACGCCACAAGGCCTCGTTTATCACATTCCCGAAGCCTTTAAAAGCGCACTTTTGAAAAAATCATTGATTTTATGATGCTATTTCCTGGTATCGAAATGTGCGTTGTAAATAAACCGTAACGCACAGATTATGTGCGTTTAGATAGTTATAGGGAGACTATTCAAATGCGATCAATTTTGGAAAAGGCGTTTTATTCCCTTCTCAACCAAGAGAAGGATAAGGCCGATGCCCTGGTCCATGAGTTCATGATCGAACGTGCTCGCCAGATTCATGAATCATTGCGTCAGGGTGAGGACTTCGTGTTGGACGAATCATGGGAACAGGAACTGTCAATCGACGAAATGTTCTCTGAAGCCGACTTGGTGGATGACGAAGAAAATGTAGATGGTGAAGACGCCCCAGTTGGCGACGACGCTGCTGGTGATGATGTAGATGCAGAAGCTGATGCTGACGGCGAAGAGCTGGAAGTAGACGGTGATGTTGATGCTGAAGTGGACGGTGATGCTGTTGAAGGCGAAGAAATTCCCCTGGAAGACCGTGTATCCGAACTCGAAGCAGAACTGCAACGTCTGGCTGCCGTGTTCGACGACGAAATGGGTGCTGGTGAAGTGGCCGTTGGTGATGAAGTCAGCGATGACGACATGAACCTCGATGGCGACGAAGAAGATGAAGTAGTTGAAGGTGATCTGGAAATCACACAATCTGACGATGGCGCTTTGTCCATGAGTCACGATGTTGATGGTCTGGGTGACGATGACTTCGAATCTCTGGGTGAGTCAGCTCTGAGCGAACTTGAAAAGGTTGCAGCTCCAGCTAATACAGAAGGCAAATACCTGCAAGACGGTAAGGCAACTGTAAACACCAAGAGCCCTACTCTCAGCAAGCCAGTGGAACAACGTCAAGCTGGTGAACCAGTAAAGATTAAGAGCTCCACACATAGTGGCTACGAGCGCGAATCCGCTCCTAAGTCTACTGACATGAAAGCACGTCAGAACACTATGAAGAAAGCTGATGCGAAGCAATCCAGTGTTTCCAAGGAAGGTGACAAGTCTGCCCTTATCAATGATGGCAAGGAAGACAAGTCTGCTCAACATTCCTTGTTCGACAAGAAGCATAAGTAAGACATATGAGTAAGTTCCTTACAGAACGATTGACGTTCGATCAAGCAGGGTTGAAGGTGGAAATTTCCGAGGCGGCTGATGCCGTCAACGGTTTGCGTCCGATCTTCATGAATGGCATCTTTGTTCAGGGCGGTGTCCGCAATCTGAACGAGCGTGTCTACCCTGTTTCTGAGATCCGTCGTGCTGTGGAAAATGTTAACGAAATCCTTACTCGTGGTGAGTCAGTTCTGGGTGAAGCAGATCACCCAGAAGAGTTGAACATCAACTTGGATAGAGTTAGCCACATGATTACACAGATGTGGATGGATGGCCCAAATGGCATGGGGAAATTGAAGATTCTCCCTACCCCGATGGGCAACATCGTAAGAACACTACTCGAAAGTGGTGTGAAGTTGGGTGTTAGTAGCCGTGGGTCCGGAAACGTGACCGATAACGGCGAAGTATCCGATTTTCAGATCGTGACAGTTGACATCGTGGCCAAGCCCAGCGCCCCAAATGCCTACCCGAAAGCGGTGTACGAGGCTATGAACGCAAAGCGTGGTGCCATTGTTGAAGACCTGGCAAAGTCAATGAGAAATGACGCCAGAGCTCAAGAGTTCCTTAAGAAGGAATTGCTGAGCTGGATCGAAAAATTGAAGAACTAAGGAGTAGTCCATGGAAAACATTGTTAAGAAATTGTTTGAAGCTGGGCTGCTCAGTGAGTCTGACCAAAAGACTCTGCAAGAAAGTTTTGACGCTCGTGTGTCAGATGCTTTGACTGAAGCTCGTGAACAGGCTGTAGCCCAAGTTCGCCAGGAAATGTCAGAGCGTTTTGAACACGACAAGTCAAACCTCGTCGAAGCAGTGGATAGGTTGCTCACTGATGTAGTCCAGAAGTACGAATCCGGTCGTGCTGATGAAGTTGCAAAACTTCGTGAAGCTAAGGAACGTTTCAACTCCGCCACAACGGAAATGAAACAAGCCTACCGTACTCGTATGCAGGAACACGCCAAGGTTTTGGAAACATTCGTTATGAACAAGTTGAGTTCTGAACTCACTGAATTCAACGAAGATAAGAATGCAGTAGCCGGTATGCGTCTGAAGTTGGCAGCAACTCTTGCTGAGAACAAGGAAGCAAACAAGGCACGTCTCAAGGAACATATGTCCTTGATGCGCAAGTTTGTGGTTGAAAAGTTGGATGGCGAATTGCAATCCCTCCGTAAGCAACAAACGGCGCTTTCTGAACAAAAGATCGAACTGGAAACGCAAGTTGCCTCCGATCGTCAGAAGATGCAAGAAAACTACGCAGCTCGCTTGGCTACCATTGACAAGTTCGTTGTGAAGAAGATTGCTGAAGAATTGCAGGAATTCCAAGCCGACAAGCGCGCCCTGGTAGAAAAGAAAGTTGAACTGGTTGCCGAAGCCAGAGCAAAGTTGGCTGAAACTCAGCGTAACTTTGTCACTAAGGCAGCGAAGCTGGTTGACGTGAAGGTTACTGAAGCACTGAAGAGTGAACTGACGCAACTGCACGAAGACCTGGAACGTAACCGCCAGAACATGTTGGGTCGTCGAATCTTCGAAGCAATGGCAGCTGAATATGCATCCAGCTACCTGAGTGAAGGTACGGAAACGAAGCGTTTGGAAAAGGTTTTGGCTGAACAAGCCAGCAAGCTCCAAGCTGCTGAACAGAAGTTGAACGAAGCCCGCCAAGCAACTGATGCCGCTAATCGCAAGACTAGAGTGGCAGAAGAAGCTGCGATCAGAACAAAGACGATGAGCGAATTGCTGTCACCACTGACACGCGAAAAGCAAGCCGTTATGCAAGAGCTGCTCGGTAGTGTGAAAACCACACAACTCCGTGAAGCTTTCAACAAATATCTTCCTGCTGTCCTCAATGAGGGTGGTAAGAAGAACGCTCCGCAGAGCCGCCAAACGCTGAGTGAGGCACCTAAGGAGAAACGCACGGTATCCGTAACTGGAGACCAGCGTAATAACCGACTGCTAGAAACAGTCCAAGCCGAAGATTCGGAAGTCGTATCCACAGAAACAGCTACGATTCTGAAGCTTGCAGGTATCCAAATCAAGTAAGGAAGTAACCAAAATGACTAAGCTCAATGAATCCCAGTGGTCAGTTACCAAGAAAATGCTCTGCGAAGGCAAAGATCTGACCCACAACCAAGACGGTTCCCTGAATCCTACAAAGAAGAAGGTAATGGAAACTGTGTTGGAAAACACATATCGCGAACTCAAGCTGCTGGAAAACGCCACTGGTGGCGCAACCTCCGCTGGTAACGTGGCAACCCTGAACAAGGTGATCTTGCCTGTTATCCGTCGCGTAATGCCTACCGTTATCGCTAACGAAATTATCGGTGTTCAACCTCTGACTTCTCCTGTTGCTCAGATCCACACACTGCGCGTTCGTTACGCTGACTCCTTTGCTGGCGTAACTGCTGGTCAAGAAGCACTGTCACCATACGATATCGCTCGTGCATATTCCGGTAACGGCAACGCTGGTGCTCCTAGAGCCGAAGCCACTGCTACCATGGAAGGTACGGCTGGTAAGCGTCTGAGCGTGCAAATCTTGAAGGAAGTCGTGGAAGCCAAGACACGCAGACTGTCCGCTCGTTGGACGTTTGAAGCTGCTCAAGATGCACAAGCCCAACAAGGCATTGACATCGAAGCAGAAATCATGGCTGCTCTGGCACAAGAAATCACTGCAGAAATCGACCAGGAAATCCTGACGTCCCTGCGTGCTTTGCCAGGTGCTCCTACTGTTTCCTTTGACCAGTCCGGCGTAACTGGCACACCTACTTTCGTTGGTGACGTCCACGCTGCTCTGGCTGTCTTGATCAACCGTCAAGCTAACCTGATCGCTTCACGTACACGTCGTGGCGCTGGTAACTGGGTTGTTGTTTCCCCAACAGCTCTGACCATCCTGCAAAGTGCTACCACTTCAGCGTTCGCTCGTACAACCGAAGGCACGTTTGAAGCTCCTACGAACACCAAGTTCGTTGGTATGCTGAACAACAGCATGCGCGTTTATGTTGACCAGTACGCATCCGATGCCACACCAGTTCTGGTTGGTTACAAGGGTCCTGGTGAAGTTGACGCCGCAGCTTACTACTGCCCATACGTTCCATTGACATCAAGCGGTGTCGTGATCGATCCTAACACGTTCGAACCAGTCGTGTCCTTCATGACACGTTACGGTTACCTGGAACTGACGAACACTGCTAGCTCTTTGGGCAATGCAGCTGACTACTTGGGTCTGGTTGGAATTAACACCGCTAACCTGAAGTTCCTCTAACTTCTAGTTATATAGAAGTTAGCTTCTATATAGACCGGTTATAAAAGAGCTCCTTCGGGAGCTCTTTTCTATTTGTCAAACAACGTCCACCCCTGATTGATTAAAATATCAAGCCAGTCATCTGGAAGACATTGGGCCACCTGAATACGGAAAAGCACAACCTTTGATCTTCAGTCAGTGCCATAATGGAATGATTATTTTTGGTGACCAGAACTAATACATTGCCAATATTCAGGCTTCACTTTCAGTTTCTCTGCCGCCCTTTGACACATGCGTTCACTGGAATACAGTGGTTCTTTTGATGGGTAGCCGTTGACGACTTCTTTGCTATATGCAAGTGATCGTTCAAATACCCCATTTGCCTGCCATTGACAATTAACACCATAGCAAACGTACAGATACAGAATGAAAGCTTCCATGTTAGTCCCTCATAATAGAGTCGTAAAAATAGTCCATGTCGACTGCTCGACGATGAGCGTTTAACAGAGTCTTGATGTCTTCGTTATTGATACCACTCGCAATCATGCGATCCCAAAGAAGAACCATTTCATCCCGGACGTCATCCCGTAGATTGCTCAAAAACTCGTCAGAAGGGTGACGTGGTCGAGGAACAAATGGTTGCACGTCTACCGCCCAAGGTGGGGGAGTTCCGACTCCGCGAAATCGGATTTCTGGATGGTCAGGACTGCAATAGGTATTTTCTTCGATGGACATTTGTTCTCCTTGTTGTCATTATGGTAACACCAAATGAATCAACTTACAAGGTGTTATTCGTTGATGAACTGGCTTTCGTTTTCTTGCACAAATTGATGCATGAACGCAAAAAGTTGAATTGATCTTCTGGTTGTGGTGTCACGCATTCGCTCGTCATGGGTAATGCCGTCTAGCATTAGACTCAAGTATGTGTCTGGATACATCCAGGAAAATTGGTTATTTTTCTTTCCATGAATTACAACATCTTTGAGTTTATGTTCCGTCCCACTCATAGGTGTGTTGATTGAGAAGTAGACGATGAAATAAGCTCTCACAAATTCCACCGTGAGAGTTTGGGCCAGCACAACGCTCACAAGCGCAGCTTCATCGGTTTTCATAGAACATCTCCTTGTTGTCACGGATGAAACCATAGACCGC